CACCACAGCGCGTTCTAGATGTGGAATTAAAGTACCTAGAGGAACAAAAGCAAAAGTTGTTGTACTCGCATGGGTTGACGACAAGTTTGACAACTTCATCATGGAACACACAAGACACGGAAACCCAAAGCCCGGACTCGATGATGAAGCGGATGCGATTGTAGTTGCTCTTTCCCATTTTGATTTGAGAGACTAATTATTGAGTTACTGGAGACCTCGACATGAAACTTACTCAAACCAAACTAAAGCACATGATCTCAAGCATTTTGAATGAATCCAAAGACAGAGATGATCACGTTAACGCAGCATTCAATGCAATTGAATTTTACGAAGAGGGTTTTTCTGGAGAGGATCCCACAAGAAACTCCATGCAAGCTCTTGGAGGATTAGCTAATTTGATTAGCAAGGGAATCATAGCATGTATTAAACAAGGACCATCCCATGCGTCTGCTCAAATGGAGCTGATTAACAAGGCTAAAGAATTAGGTATTTTTGAAGAAGTCGCCGAAGGCGTTATTGATATGACTAAAGAAGATGTGTCTCCGGAAATCAGACTAAAATGAAACTTACTGAAGCAATATTGAAACGAATGATCCTTGAAGAAATGAACTCCGGCCTTCTCCAAGAAGCTGCGAAAGGACCACAAGATCTCCCAGAAGACGTATTCGTCAGAGTCTTTCATCAAGGACCAGATAAAAATTTAATTACCATACTCTTTACAGACAGAGATGGAAACTACATTCCTCCTGTTGCTAAGTCTGGAGAAAATAATCCAATCTATGGAGATGTTACCTTTAATTTAAAAAGTACACATCTCGAGTGCGATAATTCTTCTGTGATTGCTGTAACGGAGGTAGCTGATGGCTGGGGACCGATGTTGTATGATATCGCTATGGAGATCGGCACAATGAGAGCAAATGGGCTAACACCAGACCGAAGATCCGTGTCTCCGGAAGCCCAAGATGTTTGGTGGAACTATCTTAATATGAGACCTGACGTCAAAGCGCACCAATTAGACAATGAGTATAACGAGTTGACTCCTGAAGATTCAGACAACTGTGTGCAGATGATGTCTAGAGAGCGAGCTGAGGACTACGGTGGAGAGTGGAAAGACAATGCTCTTTCAAAAAGATTTACAAAAGAAGTGACTGTATTAGATCAAATTCGAGATCAATTAATTTGGGAAATTTAAAACTTTTTACTTGACAAGCATACACATACGTGTTACATTATAAATACACGGAGGAAATATGCAATACACAGTTTTAATCCCAGGTGGTTTCAAACCACCTCATAAAGGTCACTACGACTATATCAAGTTTTATCTAGATAATCCTGACGTTGAGCGAGTGATTATGTTCTGCGGCGACAAAGAACGCGACGGAGTGACTTTAGAGCATACCGAGAAGATCCTCGAGATCTATGGATTACTATCTCATCCAAAGATGGATTACAGAAGAGCAACAGTGCGAGAAGGAAAGAAGAAAAACTTCACCAATCCTCTTGCTGACTGTTTTGATTGGGGCGACGAGAATACCAAACACCACTTCGGCCTTGCTTGCTCCGAGAAAGATTCGGGATATCAAGTATCGTTCGGTGATTACTTTTACGGAAACGACAAGTACGTGCTCGTGCCCGTATTTAAAATGAATGACGTTATCTCAGCAACCCAATTCCGAGCAGCATTACAAAACAACGAATCAATCGCAAAGTTTTTGCCCGAGGGGGTAAGTGAAGAAGAAATTAGGGCACTATTTATAGCATAATAGTTGTTATGGAGACAAACAAATGAAACTTACAAAAAAAACATTAAAAAGAATTATCTTAGAGGAACTTAACGTAGTGTCCGAAGAAGAAAAGACACCAGAAGTTACTAAGGAACAAGATGCTGCTGCTAAAGAAATCGCCAAGAATCCAAAGCCGTTTCATGATGCCCTCTTTAAAGCCCTAGATGCTGACCCTGAGGTTCAAAAAATGCTTAGACAACAGAACGAGTCTAACGATCCTTTTGAAGATTTTCCTGTGGCTACAACATATGCAGCAACGATGTCTCCAGTTATGGCCCTCGCCACAGGCCCACTCTTAGCAAAGGTTGCTGCCGCCGTCGGTGTAACCGCTGGTGTCGCTGGTGTTGGAACCATGGCTATTGGTGCTTTGGTGCCTCTTGCCCTTGCCTATCTTTACGATAAGAAAGGTGGTCGAATTTAATCTAAACTTTTTACTTGACAAACCTTCTGTGATGTGTTACATTATAAACAGGAGGACATTATGATCGAGGACAAAAGAAAAATTGTGACCCAAGTGCTTGGGTCTTATTATCAAAAGGGCGATGAGCATTTGTATCATTGCCCTTATTGTAATCACCACAAAAAGAAAATGTCGGTGAACTTCGCAAATGGTTTTTTCAAATGCTGGATTTGCGATGAAAGAGGAAAGAACATTTACCGAATTGTAAGAAAGTTCGGCACATACCAGCAACGACAAAAGTATCTTGAACTACAAGGCAGACTTGACCTTAACGAGTTCGAAGATCTCTTCAAAGAATTAAACAACGAAGAAGAGAAGCAGCAAATAGATTTGCCCGAAGAGTTCATCTCGTTATGCAACAAAGATTTGCCGATGGAGACTACGGATGCATTTCGTTATTTATCATCTCGAGGTATTGGTCGTCGAGAAATATTAAAATGGAAGATTGGCTATTGCAAGGAGGGACGCTATGCCGGAAGAATTATTATACCGTCGTTTGACGTGGAAGGAGATTGCAATTACTTCATTGCTCGCAGTTACGTTGGGCATTCTTATAGGTACCTCAACCCTCCAGCAGACCGTGATATCGTTTTTAACGAACTGATGATTGATTGGGATGAACCTGTTATTCTTGTCGAAGGTGTCTTTGACGCAATTGCGGCAGGAGGTAACGCAATCCCCATCCTTGGCTCAACCTTGCGAGAACGCTCTCGTCTGTTTCAAGCCATTGCTGTACACGACACACCGGTCTACATGGCTCTTGATGGAGATGCCGAAAAGAAAGCAGAGTGGATCATTAAGTCCATGCTCAAGTATGACCTCGAAGTATTTAAGGTGCCCATTGACGAAGAAGACGTATCGGAGATGGGAGTAGAAGAGTTCAAAGACAGACTACTTAGTTCTAGACAAATAAAGAATGAGATGTATTTCTTTGAGCAAATGTTGGAGAACATTTAAATGAAATTAACAGAAGCAAAATTAAGACTTATAATCAACGAAGTGATTAGCGAATCAATTGATGACCTAGGATCCTACAGAAAATATTTAGCAATGGACGATATATCTGTAGATTCTGAAGATTATGAAGACCACATAAAAGATGCATCAACTGGAAACTGTGGTAAATTCACCTTGACTTTATTGGTGAGATTGTTAGAATTAAGAGAAAAAGGAATCGTCAAAGACATTGACCTAATGATTCTCTATGATAAACAGACCGTTACCAATTCAGAAGGAATAAATAAAATTGAAGACCTAATCGGATCCTTTGTTAATCACGCTTTTGTTTTTGCTGATGGGTTTTATTATGACGTCAATGGAAGATTTAACGAATCAGAACTATCTTCTCACTTAAGAGATTACACAGGCTCCATGGATGAGCCATTTTTAAATTCTTTTGAAGTAAATAATCTAAATGATGTTCAGAGATATCATAGTGTATTGAACGATATGGGCTCTCTAGATAATCGTAGTTGCTCTGGATATGAGAGTGCCGTTGAAGATATAATCATGAAAACATATTTTAATTAAAAAATAAATAAAAATACTTGACAAGACAACTCCGACATGTTATATTAATAATAACACTGGAGGATATATGGGTGGAAATATTTTTAAAGATAAGGCAACGTCAATTACAAAAGATAGAGTTGCACCAACGATCGAAGCATACAAGCGTACACTAGGCAAAATATTCCCAATGAAGGCACACTCTCTTTCATTCTTTGAACCAGTAGGTTCTGCTGGTAAGAAAGAAGTGTCTGGAGATTTAGATCTCGCTATTGATTGGACGCACATCGTACGATCGTTTACTTCTGATGAATTGCAGAAGTGGGATATTGAATATGATGAGTGGAATGACGCGTATACAAAGATCCACAAAAGATCCCGCACTGCGACATATCACATGAGCAAGATGCGTGCTTTATTATCTTTAATATCCGTAAAACTTGCGGAGAATGGAATACAATTAGGTGGAGATGTAACAGCCGGAAACATCTTCACATGCTTTCCACAGTATGACGAGAATGGACCAACAGATGACTACGTACAAATAGACTGGATGGTCGGAGACATTGATTGGCTCACTTGGTCGTACTATTCTCATGGAGAGTATGGACTAAAAGGTTTACACAGGACGCAGTTCCTTGTCGCACTATTTTCAGAGATTGGATACACATTTAACCACTTTTCGGGCATAAAGAAGAAAAAGACAAAAGAGTGGCTAATTTCGAGTCCCGAGGATGCCCTACAACTGCTTTCAGAGCACTACGGAATGGTAACACATAGCCAAACCCAAACGTTCGCTCAGCTCCATTCTTGGCTGTTGAACTGCGAATCAGGCTCTTATTTCAAGGTTATAAATCGATACAAAGAAATATTGAGAGTACAGAAACAAAATATTCCGAACGTGCTCACTCATACTATTTAATTAAACATGGGGGTGTAGCTCAGTTGGGAGAGCAACTGCCTTGCACGCAGTAGGTCGCAAGTTCGACTCTTGTCATCTCCACCATTTAAAAACTTAGTTCTTTGGAGCTCTCACACTTTTCGCCTCTCTTCGGAGAGGTTTTTTTTGGAGTCAAAATGATAACACTAGATCTTCACGGATTACGACATGAAGACGCCAAACGCAAACTTGAACTATTTATTAATGACCATTGGGGTGAAATGCTCAAGATTATAACTGGTCACTCAAGTTCCATGAGGGACATTGTTTCCTCGACAGCAGAGTCATACAATCTTGATTTTGCATGTGAGCCATTAGGCACATACATAATAATAAAGTCACACTAGGAGAAACTATGTTGCTATCACTTTTATTACTTGCTTGCGGTGGAGACATCGGAATTAGAACTGTCGATAAAATACAAGTCGACGATACTGGTTACGAAATCATCGACACAGCATACCCTGAGCCTGCTGCAGAACCTTCAACAGAACCTGCGGCTGAGCCAAGCACGGAACCATCTAGCGAACCTCTAAACGGAACTGTTGGGCTTGTAAATTTTAATTTGGAACAAGTTGCCTGTCAAGCATGCATGGGAGTAAGTCAAGAAATTACAATTCAATTGGATGCAAAATTTCACGAGAAAATAAACGAAACACATCCAACGTGGTTCCCGCCCGCCGGACAGTGTACAACAAACACCAATCCCTTGCAGATCAATGTGGCTACAAAGAATGTTGGGCAATCCCTGAATATTATTGGTAATCCAAACTCATTTACTGCTTTTAACAACGGTGCAAACACATACACAGGATTTATTCAAGAGTATCAATATGATCGAGACACGAATATGCAAGTACATTTGCAAGACGGTTCAGCCTTCCAGTTTCGCTCTATCCACGGATTTGATTTTGTAGAACCCTATGAGATGCGCTATGTCGACATTTCTTACGCCTTCGCAGCGGTAGTATCTAAATCTGGAACACAGTTCCAATGGGGGCCTGCCGGAGGACCTGATCTGTTCAACATTACAATCGCGACATATTCTCCAGACGGCAGTCAACTGCTTGGTGTGATATCATGCTCGACCGCAGACAGCGGATACTATGTGTTTGACGGATCATACTTTCAATCGTATCCAACATGGTCTTTGACTGCTATTCACATGACGAGATTTTCTCAACAGAGAGTCCCATATGAAGGCTTGAATGGTTATGTTGATGTACAATTAGAGTGGTCTGTTGTAGGAACAGGACATATTGAGTAACTTCCGCTAGACCCGATACTAGTTACTAGTGGAGGGTTTCATGTGGATGATATTGGGATCGGCTCTTTAGTTATTTTCCTTGAAGATTTCATGAGCGATACAATACCAAATGTCGGTATTGTATTGTCTGTGATTTCGTTTGATGAATTAACTGGGGATGAACTCGGTCAAGATATCACATGGTACTCCGTTATGTTTGGAGAAGTTGATATTGTTGTATCATCGGAGATGGTTATTTTACTAAATTAACTTGACAATCATTCGCCAACGTGTTATATTATATTATACATTGGAGGATGAAATGAACAAATTTATTGACGAAGGCTTAAAGGCTGGGTATGAATTTATTATTATAGAACCACAAGAGGGCTACAATGAAGCAATTGTGGCTTTTGATAGAGGCAGACTTGTATATGATACAGAAATGCTTATGGACGCCATGAGGAAGTATCACCATTGGGAATACGGCACTGCTATAACTTGGTTTGAATATAACACGTTAGCTCTCACACATATGGAGGGTGGACCATTATTTTTTGAACCAGAGGAGAAATATTACTTGACACATGAAGACAAACCTGTTACATTAGAAGTACGCAAGAAAATCATGGAGGACAAATGAAACGAATTGCACACATATCAGATACACACATTAGAAACCTTAAATACCATGACGAATACCGCCATGTCTTTAACGAGATATATGATAGTCTAAAGCAAGAGCAACCTGACTATATTGTACATACTGGTGACCTCGCGCATACAAAGACACAATTGTCTCCGGAATATTTTGAGATGGCCTCAAACTTTTTGAAGTCTCTCGCAGATATTGCACCGACAATTATGATCTTGGGCAACCACGATGGTAACCTTAAGAACGGCGACCGTCAAGATGCGGTCACGCCTGTAATTGAAGCAATGCAACATCCTAACTTTACTTTGCTAAAGAACTCCGGAGAGTATTCACCTGAGTCAGGCTTAACATTTAACGTACTATCGGTCTTTGATAGAAGCAATTGGCAAAAGCCATCAAACAATAGTTCGATCAATATCGCTTTGTATCACGGAGCAATTCAAGGTTCTCTCGTAGGCTCTGATTTTTCTCTGGATCACGGAGAGGATGACGTATCTATCTTTGGAGACTTTGACTATGCTATGCTTGGAGACATCCACAGAACACAATACTTAGACAAAGCAAAGCGAGTGTGGTACGCTGGATCTACTGTTCAACAGAACTTTGGAGAGAGCGAACTAAAAGGATATCTCATATGGAACATCCACTCAAAAGATAAGCACAGCGTCGAGAAAAGATTGTTTAGATCTCCACGACCATTTATCACAGTTAGTCTCAACAAAGACGGAACTCTGCCCAAGAGAGACGTTCCTAGAGGTTCTCGCCTTAGACTTGTGTCGAATTACAATTTGCCTGTTGCGAAGCTAAAACGGGCATGTGACTACGCTCAAGTTAAGTGGAGCCCCTATACCGTTAGTTTTGTAAACAAAGCCGCTCACAGCTCTCTCGCGGGCTCTAATGGTATATCTGCTGGTAAATCAATAAACATGCGAGATGAGAAGAACCAAGAAAAGTTCTTGCTTGAGTTCCTCAAGAATAAAGAAATTGAACAAGAAATCAAAGATCGAGTTCTAGAGTTGTCTCGAGAATATCTCAAGAAGGTATCCAACGGAAACGAAGTTTCTCGCAACGTTTTGTGGGATATTCGTAAAATGAGTTGGAACAATCTATTTAACTACGGAAAGGGCAACACTATTGATTTCACAAAGATCAATGGACTTGTTGGTATCTTTGGTAAGAATTACTCAGGTAAGTCTTCCATCATCGATGCTGCATTGTTTGGTCTTTTCAATACGACATCCAAAGGAGAAAGGAAGAATGTCCATATCATCAATCAAAACAAAGAAAGAGCTTCTTGTCGCCTCGAGATCGCTGTCGGCGATGATGTTTATAAAATTGCTAGAAGCCTCGAGAAAACAACCACAAAGTCTAAAGGCAGAGAAGTCCAGTCAGCGAAAACTGACCTAGACTTTACAAAGTACAACTTCGGAACTCAAGCGGAGTCCAAGAACGGAGATACTCGTAACAAGACTGACGAGAACATTCGTAAGACCTTTGGGTCTCTCGAAGACTTCATGATGACTTCGCTTGCTGCCCAGAACGATTCGTTTGGCTTTGTTAACGAAGGTTCGACAAAACGTAAGGAAATCCTTGCGAAGTTCCTTGACCTTCAAATCTTTGAGCAAATGAACAAACTTGCGAAGGCTGACTCGTCAGAAATGCGAGGAGTTATCAAGCACCTCAATTCTGTTGACTGGGAAAAGAAACTTGCGAGAGCAAAGGCTGAGTTCGAAGAGATTGTCGAGGACATTACAGAACAGCAGTCTCTTTGCGAAAAGCACAAGAGCAGATTGACCGAACTCAAAGATGAGCAACAGTTGATCAAGGATCAAGTTGAAGCGGCATCGCAAAAAGAGATTGACGTAGATGATGTTAAATCATTGCTCTCAAAGGCTCGTAAATCGCTCTCAAGCAATTCTAAGGAGATGGATAGGCTATCTACTGAGATCGCCACAAAACGCTCTAAGATTGAAGATTTGACGCTTAGATTGCCCTCTCTGCTTGAAGAGTCAACCACCGCTCAAGAAGAACTTGATGCTTTAGAGATTATCAAATCAGAAATAAAAGAGACTCAAAAGTCTGTTGACAAAGCAAAGCGAGAGAAGTCTAGACTTCAATCAAAGATTGATATGCTTCATGACCACGAGTACGACCCGAACTGTAGATTCTGCTGCGATAACGAATTCGTAAAGAAGGCTGAAGAAGCAAAGGTTACAATTGTCGATATACAGAAAGACATAGAGAACCTTAATTCTGCAATGCTGGACTTAAAAATGAAAGCGTCGTTGATCAACGAAGTTTATTCAAGAGCAGTTGTGCAAGATTACGAAGTTCAGCGAGACACTCTTTCGAAAGAACAATCAGAAGTTCGGAACATGTCTCTGCAATGGGAAAACTGCGAAGGTAAGGTATCTCTGATGGAACGACGCATCCAAGACTACGAAGCGGACATCGCATACTACAACGAGAATATTGAAGCGTATGAGAACCTTACATCATTACGTCGAGACCTACAAGCAATTAACAAGACAGTGTCCTTGAAAGAAGATCAGATCAAGAAGTGTGAAGTAAAGGTACTCGAATACATGTCCGAGAAGGGGTCGTCAAAGAGAACCATCGAAGAAGCAGAAGAGCGCATAGATCAAATTAAAGCCGCCGAGAGAGACTACATCGCATATGACTTGTTTGTGCAAGCCACACATGCTAATGGTATTTCTTACGAAGTAATCAAGTCTATGATGCCTGTTATTAATGCCGAGATCCAAAAGATTCTCTCTTCCATTGTTGACTTTGAAGTGTTCTTCGACAATGACGGAGACAAACTAGAAGTATACTTGCAACACCCAAAGTATGATCCACGACCTCTGTCTATGGGCTCTGGTGCTGAAAAGACAATTGCCTCTATGGCTATCCGCCTTGCGTTGATCTCCGTATCGTCTTTACCTAAGCCGTCGTGGTTTATTCTCGATGAACCTGCAACCGCTCTCGATGCTGAGCACATGGAAGGCTTCACGAGACTATTGCAAATGATCAAGGCTCAATTTAAGACTGTACTGTTGATTACTCACCTAGATTCTCTCAAGGATGTAGTCGATAAGACAATTGAAATTGATAAGGTCGATGGATATGCACACGTCAATTTGTAGATAGTTGAACTATTTAGAGCATTCTTTTGGAGGATTTATTATGGAAAATGAAGACAAAGGGGTGCTCGACGCTGTTCAAGAGAAACTTATCTCTCGAAAGCTTTTAGTGTTCGCAGTAGCAACTGCCTTAATGTATTTCTCAGACTTAAGTTCTGATACATGGGGTATGATTGCTATAACTTACATCGGTGGTCAAACTGCGATCGATTTCGCCAAAGCTTGGAGGAATGGATAATGTGGGATTGGATTAAAGATAAGTGGGAACTTGTAGTTTCCGCCCTCGTTGTGTTGACGGTTTTCATTCTTGGGCGCAAAAAACAAGTTGCTTCTGAGGAGATGGTTGAAGATATCATTGATATAAAAGAAAAAGAGGCTGAAGTAATTGAAGAAGTCTCAGCAGAAGAAAAACTTAGGCTAGCTAAGGCTCATCAAAAATACATCAACACACGCGTAGCACTTAGAAAGCAACATCGTGCAGCGCAGACTGAACTTGAAAGAGAAACAATCAATAGAAAACTAGATCTCATCGAGTTGGCTAAAGAAAATCCAGGAGAGATTGACAAGATCTTGATGGAAGAATTAAACATCGCGAAGCTAAAATGATTTGGCTTCTCACCGCACTTGCATTTGCCGAGCCGCTTATGGCCCCCTTGTCCGAAGGAGAGGCGGCTCCTTTTGCTGGTAGACTGTTCAATGATGAGGCTGTTGTCTCAATAATCACAATGAAAGAGTTCGCAGAATCTCAGTGCACAATCAACTCCGCTCTTGATTTTTCTCTTCAACTTGCGGAAAAACAACACCAAATTGACTATTTAGACATTGAAAAGCAAGCTTTGCAAGCGAAGTACGATGCGATGGTTGAGATCAAAGACGAAGAAATTGAAACCCTAAGAAGATATTCGAGCACAAAAAGGTCCTCTTGGGTGTTCTTTGGGGGATTTGCACTCGGCACAACAGCATCTCTACTGACTTATTATGCTGTTAACAAAATAGACGTGAGTGTTCAATGAGTAAAGATCCAAATTACGCCGTAAAGGTTGAAAAGGCAATAGCCGAGAAGTACGGCAAGGAAGCAGTTGTGAATCCCAAGTCACAATGGGATGACGATAAAGAAAAGCAGTACCTCGAGGAGCTTAAGTCGAACTATCGATACGATAAAGCCGAGAGCGAGAAAGAGGACTTGGACGGAGTTTTAATCTCAAAACAACTACTTAATAGAGAATCGAGGCGTTCATGCCCAACATGTAATACGTATTCATTCAAATCCGTGGATGATTTATATATGACGAAATTTGATTGCTGCTACAAGTGTTACATACAATGGGTGGAAGGTCGAGAAGAAAGATGGAAATCAGGTTGGAGACCAAACAAATGAAACTAAATAAAGAAACACTAAAAAGAATTATCAAAGAAGAACTTGAAGCCGTTATGAATGAGTCAGATCGTTTTCAAGGACAAATTCCACAAGAGCTGTGGTCTATAGGTGACTATGAAGATGCTCGAGACGAAGGAATGCTTGGTCGTCTTAGTAGCTACAGCGACGAAGAGCTTCAAATGAAAATTGAACAACTCGAAGAAGAAATTGAAGATGAAAAGAACTATATGGACGATCCTCAAAACCAGTACGATTCAGCAATTGCTCCGAAAGAAGCATTAATCAATTTCATTCAGGACATCTTACAAAGGAGATAACAAATGAGCAAAGAAACATTAGAAATTATTGAAGGACTCGCTCAAGCTGCTGCTAACGGATCATACGATGGTGGACAGCATATGGAGAACTACTCTCTTGATGGGCAGATTCGTAAGACCGGTCTAAAAAGAGAAGAAGGAATTCCTCTTCTTGACAAACGTTGCATTGACGGATTCAAAGTCAAGTTCTATGGAGACTCTATGATCATCAACTATCAATCAGATGTTAGAATGAAAGAACTCAAAGATAACGGATTTGAAAACGACATCGTTCGCACCATCAATGAAGTAAAGAAGTTCTTGCAAAAAGAATACAAAACAATTACTGGTAAGTCCGTATCGTTGACCGCGAAAGGTGACCCACAGATTATCATCCAGTCAACATCACACGTTCGCACATTTGTTCAAGCGTATCAACACTATAAGATTGGAAGCCTTAAAATGGATCAGATCGTCGCTCCTTCAGAAGATACCACTCGAGATATTACAAAAAAGTTTTTGGAAGCAGCAAAAGCAAAGCGTCCTCAGAACGAAAAGATCAAGGCATCAGACAATCAAAAATGAAACTTACAAAAGAAACACTAAGGCGAATCATCAAAGAGGAGCTCGAGTTATCCTTGCAAGAGCAAGATATTAATGAAGGGTTCTTCGATTCTTTCTTTGGCAGAGGCGAAAAGGAAACCGTGTCTTTACCTGGTTCACAAAAAGGAGAATCTGCTTTCTTAAGTCGACCAGGTAGCATTATCAGAAACAGCCTTATTAAGACTCAAAATGAAGATAGTTTGGAAGATATGGTGCACCTCTTTAGAGACCAGATCCCTTCCGACGAGATAGAACTATTCAACCAAATAATTGCAATTATCGCCACATTAAAAAAAGAGCATAGTGAATACGACAAAATTTTAAAAAATTATTATCAATGGAGCAAATTAGGCCGACGACAGCTCTCTAGATGGTGGGATTGGGTTAAGGACCCACCAAGACTTAGCAGAGCTACCAGGAAAACCATGAAAGCCTACGAGAGCCTTGTGCAGATTGATCCTGAGATCGCTGAGGCATTGGTAAAATATAAGCCAAAAGAAGTAATTACTCAAAATCCAGACTTCACTCGACGTTTTTAGGCGGGCAAATGAAACTAACCAAAAATGAAATTGTTAAAGAACTTGTAAAGTGCGGTAAGGACCCTCAATACTTCATCGATAACTATTGCAAGATTTCGCACCCAATGCATGGTCAAATTCCATTCAAGACTTATGACTATCAAAAGGAGATGCTTAAGAACTTTAACGACTATCGTTTTAACGTAATCTTAAAAGCAAGGCAGCTCGGGATCTCAACCATCTCGGCTGCTTATGTTGCTTGGTTCATGCTATTTCATCGAGAAAAGAACGTTCTCGTTATCGCAACTAAACTATCCACAGCAACAAACCTTGTAAAGAAAGTCAAGATGATCTTCCGTAACCTTCCACAGTGGATGTTGATTGCGAAGATTGCTGTTGACAACAAACAATCATTTGAATTAACAAATGGCTCTCAAGTAAAAGCCGGAACCACATCAGGAGATGCTGGTCGTTCGGAAGCATTATCATTGCTCATTATAGACGAGGCAGCGTTCGTTGACGGACTCGAAGAGCTTTGGACGGGTCTTTACCCTACTTTGTCTACAGGAGGGCGCTGCATCGCTCTGAGCACCCCTAACGGCGTTGGAAATTGGTTCCACAAAACCTATACCGAATCTGAGAACTCAATGAACGATTTCTTTCCAACAAAATTAAACTGGGATGTTCACCCAGACAGAGATGATGAATGGTACGAGAAAGAAACTAGAAACATGTCCAAGAGACAGATCGCACAGGAGTTGGAGTGCTCCTTTAATGCGTCCGGGGAAACTGTTATCAATCCTGAAGATTTACAAAGATTGCATGAGTGTGTAACAGATCCACTATACAGAACAGGGTATGACCGAAACTATTGGATCTGGGAGAAGTATCAAGAAGGCGTGCCGTACTTGTTGGTTGCTGACGTTGCTAGAGGCGATGGCGCAGACTTTAGTTGTTTTCATGTGTTGAGAATAGACACCATGACTGTAGTTGCTGAATATCAAGGTAAACCAGATCTCGACATGTACGCTGGAATATTGTACTCTGCTGGTAATGAATATGGATCATGTCTTTTAGTGGTGGAGAACAATGGTATTGGTATTGCTGTCCTAGAAAAGCTAAAAGAAATGAACTACAGCAAGATCTATTATTCCATTAAGTCAACACACGAGTATGTGGAGTCATATCTAGCCGAAGGCGACGCTAGAGCCGTATTAGGCTTTACAACATCAACAAAGACAAGACCGCTAATTGTAGCCAAATTGGAGGAGTACGTTAGAAACAAACTAATTAATATACACTCTAACCGTGTTTTTCATGAACTAAAAACTTTTATTTGGCACAACGGCAAGCCACAAGCAATGCGCTCTTACAATGACGATTTGGTTATGTCCCTGGCTATAGCATGCTGGGTTCGAGACACAGCCCTATCAGAAAACGAAAGAGACATGGCTTACAAAAAGGCGATGCTAGGTGGATTGATGAAGTCGACAACAACGATGAATACTCAAATCAAAGGTCAAAAGTTTTACAATGAAACGTTCTACGAAAAACACGAGGAGGAAATAAAGAAGACAAAAGAATTCTTCTGGATATACAAAGGATAAAAAATGGCCCGCAACGATAGAAACCCTAACAACAATCAAAATGATTTATTTAAAGCTTTAACAAGAATGTTCTCGGGGCCAATTACCCAACGACGAACACAGTCCGGACGACAACTAAGGCGCCGGCACCTTGATATTTACGCCAAAAGATTCAAGTCAGCATCGGGAAAGCAGTTCAAGAAGACTGAATACAATCCAATGAACATCATGACCCTGAACATGATTTCAAACAGAAATCGTTCAGAACGATATGTTGACTTTGACCAAATGGAATTTACACCAGAGATCGCATCATCTCTAGATATTTACGCAGACGAGATGACGACTCACTCGTCACTTACTCCAATGCTACACATCAAATGCCCGAATGATGAAATCAAGTATATGCTTCATTCCTTATACTATAACACAATGAACATTGAACATAATTTGTTTGGTTGGGCAAGAACAATGTGCAAATACGGAGATATGTTTTTGTATCTCGACATTGACGAAGAGAAAGGTTTGCAAAACTGTATCGGTCTTCCGCCACAAGAAGTTGAGAGACTAGAAGGAGAAGATCCTACAAACCCAAATTATGTACAGTTTCAGTGGAACAACGCCGGCCTTACTTTGGAGAATTGGCAAATCGCACACTTTCGTGTTCTTGGACACGACAAGCATGCTCCATACGGAACATCCGTTCTAGAGCCCTCTAGACGCATCTGGAGACAACTTACACTGCTTGAAGATGCAATGATGGCTTACCGTATCGTAAGAGCTCCTGAGCGTCGTATATTCAAGATTGATGTTGGTGGCGTTGCACCACAAGACGTTGAGCAATACATGCAGAAGATCATGACTCAAATGAAGCGTCACCAAGTTGTTGATCCACAAACTGGTCGTGTTGACTTGCGTTACAACCCGTTATCAATCGAAGAAGATTATTTTATCCCTATTCGTGGAGGACAGTCATCCACCGACATCATCAACCTTCAAGGTGGAGCAATGACCGCAACGATCGAAGATGTCAAGTATCTGCGAGATAAATTGTTTTCTGCCTTGAAAGTTCCACAGTCTTACCTGTCGATGGGTGAAGGATCTGGTACTGAAGACAAGACAACTTTGGCACAAAAAGATATTAGGTTCGCAAGAACCATTCAAAGACTTCAACGAGTCATTCTATCAGAACTCGAGAAGATTGGAATTATTCACTTATATACTCTCGGATATCGTGGAGACGACTTATTAAACTTTAAACTGTCTCTGAATAATCCTTCTAAGATTGCCGAGATGCAAGAGCTTGAACATTGGAAGACCAAGTTCGACATTGCTGGTGCTGCTACCGAAGGATTCTTCTCCCGTCGTTGGATTACTGAAAATCTTCTTGGACTATCTCAAGACGAATACCTCAGAATGCAACGTGAGATGTTCTCCGATAAGAAGTTTATGGCTGCTCTTGAAGCTGCTGCCCAACCACCTGCTGAGGGTGGCGGAGACGCTGGTGGAGGCCTCGGAGGAGATCTTGGAGGTGGAGACCTAGGCGGAGACTTAGGAGGCGATCTAGGTGGAGATTTGGACCTCGGAGGGGATGATGCTGGAGGAGGTGATACACCTGCTGCGCCTGCTGGGGGAGATGACAAAGATGAAGGTGACCTCTTAGCTGAACCTCCTGCGAAGCGTGATGACGATTCAAAACGTCGAGGGCCATACAAGAAGCACAAGATTACATATCGCAAAGGCGGATTCTCAAAACAAATGAAGAATCAAGCATTTAGCGGAGAAGTTCGAGGATCAACATCTCGAACGACATTTCCGGGCAAAGTTGGCTTTGGAGGAATGGACTCATTAGCTCGAGGAGTATTTGAGGGCGATGTGAAAGAAGAAGAGAAACTATTTAGCATTGATGCAGAGATCAAGACTTTGCTAGAATCACTAAACAAAAAGGAAGAATCCGATGAAACTTAACAAAGAAACACTGAAGCAAATTATCAAAGAAGAGCTGGAATCTATAATGGACGAGTCCATGTATATGGACGCAACTCCCTATGAGCTTGGATATGATGCTGGCTTTGTGAATATGCCTGCGTCTGTTGATATGATGGATAATGAAGAATACATGCGAGGTTACAACGAAGGCTTAGCAGCAGGTGGACACCCACCTTTAAGATACTAAAAACAACTAGGAAGTCAACATGAAACATAATAAGAAAAGAAATACCGCTTTTCTTTACGAATGTCTGATTCGTGAACTAACAAAAGCAATTATAAAAGAAGACAAGATTAAACAAACAAAAGTTAAGGGTCTTTTACGTGAGTTTTTTACAAAAGGAAAGGTTCTTGGTAAAGAGCTTGATCTCTACAAGTCCCTACTCGAAAGCAAAGAACTCAATCAAGACTTTTCTCGTCGACTCATGGTCGAGACTAAAAAAGACTTTGATGCAATTGATCGCAAGAAAGTATTCAACGAGCAAACATCATTGATCAACAAGATCAATAAGGCACTTGGTAATCACGCATTTTCAAACTTCGTACCAAACTACAAAGACATCGCCACCATTGGTTTGTATTTCCAGAACTCAAATCTCAATGCAAAGAAAAGAATCATGCTTGAAGACAAGGTGGTAGGATTTCTTACCAGATTGGATGAGAACCAGACAGAGATGAAACCGGTTGACTCTCTAGAGTTCAAGATGTTCGTGAAAAGATTTAACGAAACATATGAGCACTCATTGTTGAGAGAACAAAAAGATTTGTTAAGTAATTTTATTGTATCGTTCTCTGATAACGGCTTGGGGCTAAAGTCTTTCCTGAACGATGAAATTGGTCGACTTAAAGAAGCCGTTAGTGCGCATATTATAGAAGGGTCTGATACTGCATTAAACGAAAACTTTAAAAAAGTTAGAGCAAAACTGGATGGTTATGCGAAAACTCCTGTAAACTCCAAGATGGTAGAGGAAGTGTTCTACATCCAAGATCTTTTAGCGGAGGTAAAGCGAAATGCCGATAAACATTAAACTAACAGGTGAAGAAGAAGTTGAAGAAACAGAAGGTTCAACAATTAAAGTAAAGATTGTCAAAGCTGATTCTGAAGGTATGCCGGAAGAAGATGGTGTAAAAATTGAAGTTGTTGAGAAAGACAGAATCGAAGCCAAACTTAAGCTACGGTCTGCTATCAATGGCGACTTAATGATTCTAGACCACAAAGACATCGACATCGTTATTAAGCAAGGAGATAAGAAGATTATAGCTTTTGCTAAAGAGACTTTGTCGGATTTAGTATACGGAGCAGAAGCTCGATTGCTTGAGTATTTGAGAAGAAATGGCTTGATTGAAATTGATTCTATCCAAGGCGGTAACATCTATGGATCTTTGGAGGGCAAATTGCAAGAAGGAAAAAAAACTGTTGAAGTCACACTGATGAAAATCTCTGAATGGATGGAAACAGAAGAGCCAATGATGTCTGGACGAACAGGGTATGACGACATGCAAGATGATCACTTGTTGTCACCAGACGGAGAATTCTCAACAGAACTCGGAGAAGTACCTCACGAAGAGGAAAAGGGGTCAATCCGACAACACAACCTTTTCGCTCCATATTTATATGGGAGATATACCTATGAGTAACTATCACCTATTAGTGGAGAGTTGGAGAAATTTCTTTCGTGCTCAAGTAAGAGGTGCGAGACCTAATGATGGAGCTCGCATGCGCTCACCTGAAGAAAAGTTCAACGAGAAGCACGATCAATTCTTTTACAAAAAATCTCTTTGGGGATATCGTTCAGACGAGCAAAAGTACAGCGAACCAAAACTAGTGTCTGAGGAAGAGATGATAAAAATAATCACGAACCCTCGGAACAATACTCACATTATAGTCAGGCCGGCCTCGCTATCTAAATTTGGTGAATTTTACGATTGGAGAAAATTTAAATTTTTAAATTCAAAAGCAGAAGAAATTATAAAACAGAGAGAAGAAGAAAAGCGAAAAGAAGAGGAACGTCGACAAGCTCGATCCAAGAAACAAATGGATCGTGTGAAAACCGATTCGGAACTAGCTCTAGCAAGTATCAATCTAGGCACTGTGGACAATTTAGTTCTGTACCACACAAATATTATGGAAAGAGATGGGCTTCCTTTGGTTATAGGAATGATAGCTCTTGATGGTATGCACGGTCCTTGCATTCCAAACACTTTTCAAGTAAAATTTTCTGCTGTTAACAGGAAATTTCAACGACAAGGTTTTGGATCAATACTATATCGATTAGCAGCAGCTCACGCAAAAGTTAAAAAAAACGGAGGTATATCGTCAGATCACACCGCTGGAACTAGTAAAGATGCTGCTCGGAGGTGGGCTGCGATCGACAAAGATCCTGAATTCTATAAAAGATCTACTAAAGGTGGTAGCGATACATTTGATTATGGTGGATACAATACGCCGGATGATCCTATGGATGATTGCGAAGATTTTACAAGCAATGGTGCTGTTACCAATCACAGTTACGGAGTGAGTGATAAAACTGTTGGAGTGTACAATGACCTTATATATGCTGATGAGTCTGGTAGAGGTTATGGGCCGAAAGATAGCACTGATCTTAACGACAAGGCTACCAGGGTATTCTCAGATAGCTATTCACATCGGACACGCGAATGAATAATCATAATCTAATAATGGAAGGTTGGAGAAAGTTTCTTAAGGAATCCAGATCAGCTGTAACCGAAATACAAGGAAAGCCGATCAACATGTTTTTCTATTCTAGAAACTCACCCGAGTTTAAAATAATTCTTTATATTTTAGACGAGAAAGCTGGTGGTAGAAAGATTGCTAGAGTTATTGGGGGTGTAGAGTGTGTTGAGATCGAAGAGCCTTGTATACCCAAAACATTGCAAGTTGGAACGTCATATAGAGACTCTGCCTTTGCCGGAATGGGACTTGGACCTCTTTTATATGATCTAGCTTTTTTTATAGCACAATCTATGGGATATGGATTAACATCAGACCGAGAGATTGGGTCTAAGAGAAGCGCTAGAGACAGGTGGGAAAAAATACAATCAAGCCCTGATTATGAAAAACAAAGAACAAAAGATGGTAATGATAAATTTGATTACTATGGAGAAACACCAGATCCAGATGATGATTGCACAAAAGATGAATACGAGAATTCAAATGCAACAGATCATTCTTTCATCAAGAAAGATACCGGAAATACTCACGATGTACTCATGAAGCTTGAAGCTAATCATATGGACTATTTAGATAGCATTGGCGACACTTCAGCAGTACAAAGATTCTTAAAAAATCTTAAGAGTCAATCAAATGACCTTTTTAACGATGAATACGATATGGCGACTTAATTACGATGAAATCTTACAAACTACATAAAAACTTTAGAAAATTTCTTTTAAACGAAAGTGCAAACACAGAAGGACTATGCCTTTATCACAAAGGCGAAGGAACGAACTATCAAAGAATAATAATCTACAAACCTGTACCAGATGAAGCAATTAAGATGAACCGCCAATATATAGACACCGTTATAATTGGAGCTATCACGTTTGACAACACAAAAAATGTTGTCGGAGAACCATGCATTCCGGAAACTTTTCAAGTCAGCACTGTCTTTACTCACAAAGACTATGAAGGCCAAGGGTTTCAAAAGCTGTTGATGGATTGTGCGTTCTATGCACTAGGAAAAGAAAATAAGGGACTAACCTCAGATCAATATACCGGAACTAAACGTCGAGCTGAGAAAGCGTGGGTCAAAATTCAAAAATCAAGCGAATATGAAAAACAGCAAACCAGAGCAGGCAACGATCAATTTGATTATTCAGACGCAACACCGGATCCGGATGATGATTGCAATATGCCGATGAAGTTTCCTTCAACTATGCACAGCTTTAAAAAGAAAAACTCATCAGATGGCAAAGCACAATACGACACAATGAAAACTAATCACAAAACTTTTGTTAACAAGTTAGGCAGAAACAAAGGCGCTTTTGAAAATATGCTGAAAAATAGATCAGTAGAAGATTTTAGAGTAAGATTCCGCGGACTATAAATGCAAACACTACACTTCATTCTTGTCGCTTACGGCATGACCTTTATTATTGTATACGGAAAGATATTTGAAGACATTCGGCCTCCAAAGGACTATACCAAAAAATGGAACACCTTATGGAACTGCCCTCTGTGTATGGGTTTTTGGGTTGGAGTCTTTATTTCATGTCTTTCTCCCTATACGGAACTATTTAGTTTCGAGCGTTCATTCGTGAATGCGTTCTTGCTTGGCTGTTTGTCTGCTGGAACATCTTATTTAATTTCGGTCTTAGTCGATGATTTTGGACTAAGGCTATCATCGAGACCAGGGGGTGAGCATGTCGATGATTAGTACGCGCTGGATGTTGCAACCAGTTCGACGCTGTTGCAGCGGATCCTAGATCGGGCGGGTAGCGCCCGCCCACCTTTTTATAATTTTGGAGAATAAGAATGAAGATTACAAATGAACAACTAAAACAAATTATCAAAGAAGAACTTTCTGCTGTTCTTGGAGAAGGCGGAGTAGCATACTCTGGTGTTGTACTTGATGAGCAAAGTGTGCAAGCCCTTAAACAAGCAGCCCAGACAGCAGGTGTTCCTGAAGGTTTTGTATTCAATACAAAAGCCGGTGAGCCCCTGCCTCACCACATGACCATTGTCCCTTTCAGTCCAATCGTACACCCAAAGGGCAAGCATGATTTTAGTACAGACTATCCAGTTGGCGGAGAGGTACAGCTGAAAGTTGTTGCTATCGGGATGTCTGATAAAGCAATGGCTGCTAAAGTTGAGCCACCTGCACCTATTTCTAAAAAAGTGAAGTTTCCTCATGTTACAATTGCAATCCCAGAAGGTGGAAAACCGTTTAATTCAAACAAAATTCCTCAAGAAAACTTTCAACAAATTGATCCATTCATGATCAAAGGAGTTGTCCAAGAGGTACCTTCGTGAGCACAAACAAAAAAACATTGTTTGAGTCGTGGAAGAGATTTCTCAACGAGGCATCGTGGAACAATTCTCCCGATGAAGACTGGCCTGCTTCTGATACAAACGTAAAGCAATTTAAATCAGACAAAGTTGTTGTGTTTGATTCAAAAGAGGAGTATGGCGATAAAGGTGCTGATTCTCATGGTCTTGATAGTCACATGAGCAAACATTGGTTTGAGTTTAGCGAAAGCGATATCAACGCATCAATTAAGAAGGCTGTTAATTTGATTTCCGACTATCAAAAAGAAAATCAAATTTTCTTTTTGACAAAAGGGACCGGAGAAGTACAACCAATATCTTCTATTTCAGATATTAAAAGTGGAGACATAATAAACACTTTTGATCTAATTAACGATAAAAAATTTGACCAAGAAGAGCTTTTAGATATTGAGAAAAAAATATATAATCAAGCAATGTCTGGTTCAATAAAGAGTTACGATAGTGAAGCAGATAGGCTTATGAGTTCAGCTGTTGATGTTTCAGATGCAGAAATGCAAAGCATGGAAAAACTAATTGAAACTTTAAAAAACAATAGCGCAATAAAGTTTAAAGCAACCTATCAAGGTCAAGAAAAAACATATTATTATGAAATCAAGAAAACTGCTATAATCGCCCAGCTAGATGATGGGTCAATTGCAACATTGTTCAGATTGCGTAACAAAGGAAAACCAAAGCAAGAAGATCCGACCAGATCAGTCAGAGGTTTTCATAGCAACAGTGGAACTGTTCCGACAGACGAATACTCTCTATTGAGATCTCTTGCCGATGGTGAGAAAGCGAAAACTACACAACAGGCGCCTAAGCCAAAAAAGAAAAAACAACAAAAGAAAAAGCAATCGCCAACTGAATTTGTTCAATCTTTGATCAGTAGAGGACAAAGCCCAGATCAAATAAGAAATATTTTATCAAAAAAATACCCCAAGATGCCTGAACAAGGCATTGACGCCGTTATGAAGAAAGCTGGACTATAGGAGAATTTAGATGTCTAAAAAATTATTAAGAGAATTTCACGCACTATGTCCTGATGGAATGTGTCAAGATCTGTTGACCGAGCGAGAGAAAAAAGAAGTTAAAGAAGGCGCAATGTATTTAACTGGTCGCATTCAAACTGCCGATAAGAAAAACGGAAACGGTCGTAAGTATCCTGAAAAAGTTCTTCGGAGAGAAATGGATAACTACATGAAAATCGTAAATGATAATCGTGCATGTGGGGAACTTGACCACCCAGATGATTCGGTAATTAACCTTAAGAACGTATCTCACATGGTCACTAAGTGTTGGTGGGAAGGCAAGGATGTAATGGGCAAAATTAAAGTCCTCGACACTCCTTCAGGTCGTATCCTCAAGGATCTGATCAACGCTGGTGTAAAGCTTGGTATTTCCTCTCGTGGTCTTGGTTCCGTCAAGGAATCAATGGGCGAAACTATTGTTGAAGATGACTTTCAACTTATTTGCTTTGATATCGTATCAGAGCCATCAACTCCCGATGCCTATGTGTATCCCGGAGAAGGATCAAAGAAAGCATTTAAGTTCTCGACAAGATTGCGAGAACAAAAAGAAAATAATATTGACAATCTATTTAAGAAGATTCTTGGAGACTAAATGAACAAAGAACAATTAAAGAAAACCCTTAAGCCTCTTATTAAAGAGTGCATCAAAGAAGTTATATTCGAAGAAGGAGTTCTCTCGGGAATCATTTCAGAAGTTGTTAAAGGTACGGGCGGTCAACGCATCGTCGAGACCCGGCAACCTCAACAATATCAAAAACCACAAATTGATCATGAACTAGAAGAGCGCAAAAGAAAAGAGCGACGTCGCAAGATGCTTGACTCAATCGGACGAGATTCCTTTAATGGTGTCGACCTTTTTGAAGGTACTACGCCGCTATCTAATAGAGATTCTGGTAGGTCATCAACTCCACATGGCTCAAAAGCACTGGACGGTGTTGCACCAAATGATCCCGGAGTTGATATCTCAGCTTTCGGGTCAAGTTCGGCAATTTGGTCAAAATTAGCAAAGGGAAAATAATGGCTACCAACTACAAAATGAAGCCTCGTAAAGGCGAGAGCATGGAGCGGTTTATCAAAAGATTCACCAAGAAATGTAAGAAACTTGGAATTATCCAAGAGATGAGAGACAAAAGACATTTTACTTCTGATTCCGAGAGAAAGCGTCTTGCTCGTAAAAAATGGAGAGCAAACCTCAAGAAGAAGAAGAAATAACTATTTAGTCCTAAAGAGAGGGAAGAATTATGAGTTCAAATTTTTATAGCGTAGGGCTAAATCACGTTGGGGCATATCAAGTAAGCGGCACACCACATATTAGCCATATTACTTTGACAACAGACCCTAACCACTCTGATAGAATTCAGTTTCCAACGGTCACAAAAAATATTATAGTCAGATCCAACGACACTGTGGATATCAGAATTCACTTTGCCCCATTCACTGGTTCATATGGATATGCGGACGATGCATCTACAAGCAATAACTTTATTATACTTGAGGGTGCTGGGCAAGTTGAATTGGACGCAAAGTGCAAAGAAATATTCATCTCTGCTCCAAGTGCTGGTGGTACAGAAGTGGTTCAAGTCTATGCAGAACTGACCAACATTCCAAGAGAAAGAATGTTTAGTTTGGATGGTGTTGATGGAGTGAGTAGCTAATGAGTACGTATAAAGTTGGTTTGCAGCACGCTGGATCTTTTATATCTTCCGGCAAGCCGTTCCTTAAGACAAACTCGTCTTTGGCTGATGGCGCTACTGAGTATATAAAGTTTCCAAATGTGACGAAAAAAATTAAAGTTAAAAATCATTCAGCATCCGGCGTTCTTAAAATTGGCTTTGCCGACAATGCTCGAAGAGCTTTTGATATGCCAAGTTTAACTGCTCAAGATAGATTTGATGGAACTTTATCATCTGGGGTAGGTCTATCAGCTGTAACAGTTTCTTTTTGGTTTAAAGATACGGCATTATCCACAGTATTAAGACTTGTAGAGTTTACTGGAACTGGAGTTACAAACACGAGGCTTCAAGGTCAAAATAGCTCCGGCGCTGGTGGTCTAAGATTTAGAGTTCAAGGAATCAATGCAAATACAGCTGGTGGTGTTACGTCCATAAACACCTGGCATCAAGTCACTATTGTGTTAAGTGGAGCAGATAATAAACTTTATGTAGACGGCGACCTAAAAATTACTAACACTACAACCATGGTCCCACCTACTGGTATTTCATTTGGCGATTCAAGCACAGCGAATCATGATGGAATTTATGACGACATTTATGTTTTTAATGCAGCGCTTACTGGACCAGAAGTTTTAGAACTGTACAATGAAGGTTCCTATTTTGACCCAAGGGATCATTCAAGATCATCAGACTTGCAGTCTTGGTGGGCTTTTGAAGATAATGCTTACAGAACATATTTTTCCTCTAATGATACAACATCAACCATTATTGACCGCATCGGAAGCCATAATTTAACAAAAGCCGGCAGCGGTACTGGTGCTTTTGTAAACGGGAGACAGCTAGATACAGCCATAAACTCGCACTCCCTAATTTTGTCCCCAGGTGCAGAAATCGAATTGAATGTAAAAACAAAGTCGATGTTCTTATTTGCAGACGGAGCAACGCAGGATTTTGACGTATATGCTTCATTAACGAATATTCCTAGTGAAAGAATGTACGATTTAACCGGACCGGGAATCGATGAGTAATGTCAAAAGAATTTGGATGGGCATATGTTGTTGGATCCCAAGCCTCAGGGCCTAAAGGCTCCATTCAGATATCGGGAGATGCGACTAGGCTAGATCACGATCCAAATCTATTTTGGTCTGATGAGGACAACGCGCTCTTGGTTTCTGGTGATATCGTTGCGCACAATTTCGAAATTCAAAACCAAACAAAAACAGTCTTTAACTTTGAAGTCTCGGGATCATCGATCTTCGGAGATACAGAAGATGACCTACATCAGTTCACAGGATCTCTCGATATCACAGGGAACGTTACCGCTGTAAACTATTATGGTTGGGGTGGTGACCTCGATGGCGTACCTATTAATTATGCGACAAACTTCGCAGACAACAGAATTGTTACCTCGGTTACTGGAGATACGGTTAATGCAGAGGAAAATCTGACGTTTGACGGTGCGCTCTTGAATGTATCCGGAGACATAAATGCTCTAGAGATAGACGCATCACAGTTCAGCGGTAGCATCGCACTCTTTGACTCTGCGGATATTGTGGACCTTGAAGCAACCGAGTTTACCGATGGGACTTTATCGATCCAAACAGGGTCTATATCGAACGCTGATCACATTCAATCAACAACGATCGAGGGCTTATTGACTTCGCCATCTCAGACAAACATTACCGAGGTTGGCACATTAACGAGTCTCAATGTAGCAAATGATGCGACGATCAACGGAACCCTCTATGTAAAGACTGCTGACAATCGAGTTGGCGTGAATGTCTCAGATCCTCAAGCAACGAATGAAATCTTATCACCAACAACTCAGTTGCGCCTCACAAGCCAAAGAGAGATGTTCGGCATACAAGATTTAGAATATACCGACCTACACACAGACACAAATGGTAACTTCTCAATATCTCCGTCAAACAACTTGACAAACATTCTAGGCGACGCTGTTATAACTGGAGATCTGTTGGTGTCCGGAACGCTTAGCGCCAGAATAACGGACTTCAACGTTTCGGCAGACACCATGACTCTCGGAGATGAAGCGACAGATATTATCACTGTAAATGCTCAAACAATGAATGCTCCCAATAATCTGGAGATCAATAGTGTTCTTTTTGTCTCTGCATCCACAGTGGGAGTTGGATCATACTCTACAGCCAAATTTGGCGTAACATCACCTTCAAATCAACTAGAGCTTGGAAATGGAACTCAAAACCTATCTGTGAGCGTCACAAATGGCTCTACAAGCATTTTAACAAACAATTCGACCTTAGACATAGGCAATAACACAAACGTCCTTGGAGAGCTTGTGGTGGGCTCTAATGGCGATATAATTCTTGATAACGCAGGTCAAGTATCGGCATCTGTCTCTGTATCGTCAAACACGGGACACTTTACGAACATCACATCAACTATGATTACAAATGGTAATTCAATTATCAATAACGACAGCATTCAAACTCCAACTCTTGACGCACCAACAGTAAATTCTACAAACATTGTAGGTACACTTAACACCGCTACGCAGCCAAACATAACAAGTTTAGGGACGCTAACTTCACTTAATGTTGCAAATGCAGCAAACATCGGAGGACCCATAGCGGTAAACAAATCAAGTGCCGATCGGATGGTCGAGATCAAAGACTCAAACAATGCACAATTGAGATTGACAAACTCGGAGTTTATCTTCGGTCTAGCAAATCACAATTATGTTGATCTCAATGCTAACTCCAGTGGCGATCTTGAGATTACCCCAGTGTCTGGTAAAGTAATAGTGCCCAATCTTAAATTGACCAACGTCCAACATGGTACATCAAACAACTTTCTGTCTGTAGATGCAAATGGAGACATTGTTATATGTCCACCATATCAGACAGACATTGAAGTCAGAAACAGAACAGTTGTCACAGCAGACTATAACGTCGCAGTGAATGATTATTTTGTTGGCATTCAAGCTACACAGAATCTTGTAGTTACTTTACCTGATGCGTCTACTTTGTTCAATGGGCAGATCATGGTTATTAAAGACGAACTAGAAAACGCAAATCAATACACCATTCAGGTAGCAGCTCAGCCCAATCAGTTCATTGAAAATAGACAAAGTATAACCTTGTCTTCTCCCGGATCCGCCATTAATATATATTGCGATGGTACGTCCAAATTCTTTATTATGTAACACTTCTACAATGCCGGTAGCACCGACTTTATAGAGTTTTTTTATTTTTTTTTGACGTTTGAGATCCTAAAGACTAAACTACTCATTTTTTATTGTCTTTTGGGATTGCCGGGTAGTAGTTAGGGATACTCTCGAGACCTCATAGGTTTCGATTGTTTTAAACACATTATTGGAGGAAATATAATGTCTAAATTTGTAACTGGAGTTTTTAAACTTGATCAACAAGTAACATTGTTTGACATGTCCGAAATGGTCCCGGGCACCCTTGAACTTCCAGGTGATGCAGTTAAAGAGTTGTCTCAACTCTCTTCTGACGTTTTACTTGGTCTTGGACTTGAACCACAAGTTGGTGGTGGAAAAATTGTTCGTGAATCTCACTTGAAAATCGTTGAGTCTGAATTGGAAGCTGAAATAGCTCGTATTGACGGTGAATTGGCTAGTGAAATTGCACGCGCTCAAGCTGCTGAATCTACAAACGCTACTGCTATCTCTAATGAAGCAGTTCGTGCACAAGCTGCTGAAGCCTCTCTTCAAGGTGAAATCGATGCTGAAGAAACCCTTCGTGCTTCTGAAATCACTCGCGTAGAAGGTCTTGTATCTTCTGAAGAAGCATCTCGTATTGCTGCTGTATCTTCTGAAGCTACTGCACGTCAAGGTGCGGATACTACTCTTCAAGGCAACATTGATGCTCTTTCTGGTGCTGTTGCTTCTGACTTCTCTGCTATGGAAGCTGCTTTTGTAGCTGACTTGGCTGCTGAAGAAGCTGCACGTCAAGCTGCTGATGCTGGTCTTTCTGGTGAATTGGCTACTGAAAGAGGTCGTATCGACGCTATGTTGTCTGGATCTTCTGTTGATCTTGATCAATTGATTGAACTTGTTGACGCTTATGAATTGGCTGATACTAACATCATTAGTTCTATCACTACGTTGCAAGGCGACCTTGCTACTGAAATCACTAACCGTGAAGCTGATGTAGACGCAGAAGAAGTTCGCGCTTTGGCTGCTGAAGCTGTATTGGCTGGTAATATCGCTAATGAAGAAGCGGCACGTATTGCTGCTGATGGTACTGCGACCACTGATCGCGCTGCTATCCGTTCTGAGTTTGCTGCTGCTGACTCTTCTGAACAAGCTGCTCGTGTTGCTGCTGACAACGTTCTTCAGGGCAACATTGATTCTGAAGCTGCTTCTCGTCTTGCTGCTGACCAAGGTCTTCAAGCAAATATCGATTCTGAAGCTGCTACTCGCGCTGCTGCTGATAACGCTTTGACTAGCGATCTTAGCACTTTGGCTGATGAATTGTCTGCTGAAGAAGCATCTCGTATTGCTGGTGATAACGCTCTTCAAGCAAATATCGATGCTGAAGAATCTGCTCGTCAAGCCGCAGATACTACATTAACTACTAACTTGAACTCAGAGATCGCTCGTGCACAAGCTGCCGAAGCTACTCTTCAAGGTAACATTGATGCAGAAGAAACTGCTCGTATTGCTGCTGTTGCTGCTGAAAATGCTGCTATGCTTGCTGCTGTTGCGGTTGTACAAGCTGATGTAGATCAAAATGAATCTGATGCTGATGCTGCTTTCGCTGCAGAAGAAGCCGCTCGTATTTCTGGAGACACTACTCTTCAAGGTAACATTGATGCTCTTTCTGGTGCTGTAGAAGCTGATTTCGCTGCTATGGAAGCTGCTTTTGTAGCTGACTTGGCTACTCTTCAAGCTGATGTAGATCAGAATGAATCTGATGCTGATGCTGGTATCGCTGCTGTTGCTGCTGATCTTGCATCTTACGAAGCTTCTAATGACGCTGCTTTGGCTCAAGAAGTTACTGATCGTACTGCTGCTGTTTCTGCAGAAGCTGCTTCTCGTCTTGCTGCTGACCAAGGTCTTCAAGCACAGATTGACAACATCATCTCTAACACTGATCCAGCTGCTTTGGATTCTATGACTGAGATCGTTGCTGCTTTCCAAGCTGAAGATGGTAACTTGCAAAACTCAATCACTACTTTGGCTGCGAATCAAACTTCTGCTTTGAATGCATTGTCTGGTGCTGTAGCTGCTGACTTTGCTGCTATGGAAGCATCTATGGTTGCTGACTTGGCTGCTCTTCAAGCTGACGTTGATGGTAACGAAGCTGATGGTGATACTGATCGTGCCTTGATTCGTACTGAATTTGCTGCTGCTGATGCAGCTCTTGAAAGTGATTTGGATGACGAAATTGCTCGTGCTTTGGCTGCTGAAGCTGTTTTGGCTGCTTCTGTTGCTTCAGAAGAAGCTACTCGCCAAGCTGCTGATACTACCCTTCAAGGCAACATTGATGCTCTTTCTGGTGCAGTAGCTGCTGACTTCTCTGCTCTTGAGACTGATTTCACTTCTGAAATTGCTTCTCTTCAAGCTGATGTTGATCAAAATGAAGCTGACGCTGACGCTGCGATTGCTGGAGAAATCTCTCGTGCACAGACTGAAGAAGCTCGTATCGAAGCTAAGCATGACGCACACTTTGATGGTTTCATCAAGCTTGCTTTCTTGACTGAGGCTGACGCTGTAATGGGTCTTGCTACTCACTACATAGTTAATGCATCTTCCGCTAAGACGTTTGCTTTCCCAGCTATCGCTGATGAGCACTTCTTCATGGTCAAGGTTGCAGCTGGTTCTAACCCTGTTGAGTTCACTGGTAACATTAACGGTGACGCAGACAACTCAATCACAGTGCACCCAGGTGCTTCTGTAATGGTTGTTTCTCACGGTGGTGAATTGTACTTGTTCTAATCTATTGATTAGCTAAGTGCTAATGCCTTAGAGGTATTGACCTTGGGCCTCGGGGATTTCTTCGAGGCCCTTTTTATTATAAAACACATTTTTGGAGGATTAAAAATGTCAATAACAAAATATACAGCCGGAACTTCGGCACCTGATGGCTCTTCTGTTGGCGTATCGCCTGGTGCATCTCACAATACAGCGATCTGCATTGGTTTTACTGATGTTGGAGTCTATGGAAAAAATGGAGCAACTTGGGAACTTGTTGGCTCTACTAGTAGCGATGACAAAGTTGTTTTCGTTCCTTTCGAAACATACTCAGAGGTTTTCTTTAAGTCTGAATCTGGGCAAGAAGAAACTGTACGTGTGGTATTCATGGAGGACTCTTTGATTAAAGCCGCTGCACCAGCTCCCGCATCTGTAAGCGAGATCAGTGATGTTCCAGCTTTCACCTCAGCTGACGCCGGTAAGATTCTTTCAGTTGACGCTGGTGGGAATCTTGTTTGGATCACACGATAACGGAGGATCTAGATATGAAAAAACAAAAATTTATGAAACTGACCGCTCACACAGCAGAACCAGACTTGGCCAATTCGTTTGCTTTCCCAGCTACTCACAATGCTGAGATTTCAATCGTGTTTGGAGGAAAAGATATTTCCGTTCATGGGTACGATGGTTCAGTTTGGACGACACTTCATACTTGGGATGGCGAATCTGATCAATTTACAGCAGATAATTGGGTACATGAGTATACAAACTTTTATCTCAAATCATTGACCGGGTCCGATGAAACTATTCGAGTCTCTTTCTTTTCCGCAGAAAAATATCAAGGATCCACACCTTCTTTAGCCGGCATTAATCGCGATGTAAAGCTTTATGATGTTGATGAGGTTCCAATTTATACTGCATCTGATGATGGTAAATTTCTTACTATCCGCTCTGACGGCTCTTTGGCTTGGCTTGCTGCGAATGAATCTTTCATAGTGGCTCCTGAGGGCGGAGATGAAGGCGGAGGTAACGCCCCACCTCAAGCTAACTTCCTAGAAGAGCTTGATAGGTTTAATTTTACTAATGGAATAATTAACGACAATGGGTCCGGACAAGGACACAGAGCGAGGTTCAATTTGGACACAGACAACATCATTGCCTATGGCGGAGATGGACAGCCTGTGGAAGAAGAGTTTACTATCTCTTGGTGGATGTACATTAATTCTAATCAAGATGCTGGAAATATTAGTCTCTTTGGAAGATATGACCCACCAGCGGATAGATTCGCATGCTCACTTGGTGGGAACTTAAGTTCAAATATACACTTCCCAACTTACATAGGTACTCAAGTCATGTTCAATTCTAATACTGGAATTGGCGTTGCTGACCAGTGGGTTCATGTGGCCTATACATGCAAGTCAAATGGATCTAATCTCATACTTAGTCTTTATGTAAATGGAAATAAACTTAATAGAACTAAATCCTTTCCTTTGGGAACTAAGCTTCTTCCTAGTGCTTCAAATGCTGAGATTTCTATTGGTGGTAGCGGAATGTCGGGCAAATCTGCAAAAGGACAATTCGATTCAATTCAAATTGAAGACGGTATTGCTCTAACAGATGCTCAGGTTGCTGCCATTGCTGCTCAAACAGATCGTCAAATGGGAATTGAAGCTGCTTCTTTGCTTTAATTTAAAACAAACATTTGTTGAACTACATTCCCTCACGCCTTTGGTGTGGGGGTTTTTTCTTTTTAAGGCTTCTTTTGTACTTTAAAATCTATTTACACTATTTATTGGAGAAAAACAAAAATGGGAGATGATTTAATGTCCAACATGCTAGAACAGGCAATTGCCGATGCCGCCGCACTTAGAGAGCAAGCTATCAAAAACGCAGAACAATCAGTTCTTGACAAGTATTCGAAGCAGATCAAGGAAGCGGTTGATCAGATGCTTGAAATGGATGATGCTCCATCAAGAGCGGATGAAATGATTGCCGAAGCAGAAGAAGAGATTATGCAAGAAGAAGAAGGTGGGATGGCTGCCGCAGCACCTGCTGGTGAATCTGCGACGATTGAAGCTCCTGCTGCTTATGATTCTCGCCCAGGTTCTGAAGATGTATACGTCAGAATGTCTGCAATGCTTGACAACCTTCCATTTGATGAAAACGACGAAATTGAACTTGACTTCGGAGATCTTGACCCAGAACCAATCGACCTCTCACAAGGCGCAGAAAGCGCCTCAGGCGATCTTGGCGGCTTAGATATGGGTACACCTGACGACGCTGCTGGAGACGATCTGGGTGGAGATTTGGACCTTGGAGGAGATGATTTGGGTGGAGACGATGATCTCGACCTTCAACTTCAAGAAGTCCTCAATATGCTCGAGGAAGAAGTTGATACTCTAGAAGAAGCAACCACTGTTTATTACGACCCAGAATCTGACGCAACAGGAGTCTGGAGACACAATCGATCTCGAGAAGAGTTCAACGCAGACATGGGAAAACTACTTTACGACGAAGAAGAGTCTGAGTCCGAAGAAGATGAAGACACTACAGGTCAAGTTAACGAATTACATGAGACAATAGATTCTCTGACGCAACAAAACTCACAATTAGAGCGCGTCCTTACCAAGTTGGAGGTCCACCTTGAGGAGTCTTTATTGTCAAACGCAAAACTTTTATATCAAAACCGCACACTAGCTGATGCCTCCCTGAATGAGCGACAAAAATCTAAAATTGTCGAAGCCATCGCAAATGCGGAGTCTCCGAAGGAAGCTAAAAAACTTCATGAGACGCTCAAAGCTACAGTGGGATCGACGCCTAACAGCAAAAAAGGTCCACAATCACTGAGCGAGTCGGTCAATCGACGTTCGAACTTAAGTTCTATGTTGAATTCGAGACAAAACATTAACGAAAGCAAGCAAAGCGCTGATCCTTTTAAGGAAAAGATGCAGAAGCTTGCAGGCATAAAAAAATAATTTAAGGAGATTTTACAATGTCTATTATCGAAACTCTTACAGAAGGGATGGTACAACGCAATATGCAACAAGAAGGTGCCGCTCTTTTGAACAAGTGGACCAATACTGGTCTTCTTGAAGGTTTGTCTGATGACAACCAAAAAGCTTCAATGGCTCGTCTATTGGAGAACCAAGCTCGCGAACTTCTTCGTGAGTCTAACACAATGGCTGGTGGAAACATTGAAGGTTTCGCTGCTGTTGCATTCCCAATCGTTCGTCGTGTATTCGCTGGATTGATTGCGAACGACTTGGTTTCTGTACAACCAATGTCTCTTCCATCTGGATTGATCTTCTTCCTCGATTTCTCTTTTGGTGAAAACGTTGGAGACGGTGGTGATGCTGGTACTCGTTTGGGTCAAGCTTCTGGATCTTCCATCTATGGTCAAGGAATCCTTGCATCACAAGTAACTGGTGGGGTTGTCTTAGATTCTGCTAACTTGGATGGTCAACCATATGCATTCGGTTCTGCCTATACTTCACCTACTGGTACAATTGCAACCAGTGGTCTCACTGTTAACGCAGCAGTTACTGCTGGTCTCAAAGGTGAAGCAATCGCAGCCAACTTGCTGAACGGTACAAGTCTTGTTGGAGATGCCGTTGATAGCAACGAAGCAGTTGGCTCTTTGATTGGGTGGGATCCTGATCTTTTGGTAGAGCACAGTGGATCTGGATTAAAGGTTATGAGTGTTGACTTCTCAACTATTACAGACTTTAACGAAGATCATTTGTCTCAAATCATTCTTCCTTTCTCTGGTGCTACAGATGGTCAAGATGATTCTGTTCAAGTTCGTCGTTTAACCAAAGAAGATCCTAACAACGCTGGTTCTTTGTTGTTCTTCTACGTAAGACCTGCTGGTGCATTCAATACCCCTTCCGAACGCGACCACGACGCTGGTTCTTACGAGAAGCGCGATCAATACGGTCCTGGTGGTGTTGATATCGGTTCAATCCTCACCACAGCAATGCAATTGGAAGCAGAAACCAACATTCCAGAGATCGACATCAAGGTTGACTCAATCGCAATCACAGCGACAACCAAGAAGTTGAAAGCAAAGTGGACTCCAGAATTGGGTCAAGACTTGAACGCTTACCACAACTTGGATGCTGAGGTTGAATTGACTTCTATCCTCTCTGAGCAAATCGCTCTTGAAATCGATCGTGAAATCTTGGCTGACCTTGTAAACGGTGCTACTGCTGGTACTTTCTACTGGTCTCGTTCACCTGGTTTGTTTGTAAACCGTGCAACTGGTTTGGAAATTGGTGCTCAGGCTGCTGCTCCTGACTTCACCGGTACTGTATCTGAATGGTACGAAACTTTGATCGAAACTATCAATGATGTTTCTGCACAAATCCATCGTAAGACTTTGCGTGGTGGTGCTAACTTTGTTGTTGTTTCTCCTGAAGTTGCAAACGTTCTTGAGTTCACTGCTGGTTTCCGTGCAAACGTTACTGCTGATGCAGACAAAGGAGACATCGGCGCTGTTAAGGTTGGTTCTTTGAACCGTAAGTTCGACGTTATCGTTGATCCTTACTTCCCACGTAACGCTCTCTTGGTTGGACGTAAAGGTTCTTCTTTCTTAGAGTCTGGTTATGTTTACGCACCTTATGTGCCTCTCCAAACTACACCGACCATCTTCGGACCTGAAGACTTCGTTCCTCGTAAGGGTGTTATGACTCGCTACGGTAAGAAAATGGTACGTCCTGATATGTACGGTTTGGTTATCGTTCGCGATCTATAATCTAGCACACTTTCTAGGTAAATTAGCTCTGGGTTTCGGCCCAGAGCTTTTTTGTTTTTAGGCATTAAGCATACTATTTACTGAGAACATTTACCATGGAGACATTCGATGAAAAGCAAGAGACCAGTATTCAAGTCATTTAGAAAGAAGATTTTATATAAACCCAAAGGCGATGTATTACAACCCAATATACGACATGGAGAAACGCTAATCCCAACTGGAGGGACACCCACTGTTATTAGTTTACCTAAGACTGTTAATACTTTCACATACGACATCATTAATACAGATAGGTTGTCAAGTGATTTGACTCTTGCTACCACAGAAGGTACCTTAAAAGGGCTAATTTTAAATACAGATCAGGGAAATCTGAGTATTGATCCAGTTGCGTTAGGGACAAGACAGCTTCAGTTTGCTAGCACTATCAAAGACGGATCTTATATTAGTACCTTATCAGACGGTGCAGATTGGTTTATCTGGTCTTTTGGAATTGGACAAGGCCTAGCGCAAAGCACAAATAAAAGACCGGCAAATACACCACCTTCATCTGGTTTTATTGGGAGTTCTATTGGAGGCAATTTAAATTCAATAGTTCAATCTGTTCAATATACGTCAGTGTCCATAGACAATTCTGATGTAACTGTTGATTTTCCTGGCGGTTCAGCGGAACATGATATTTCTATAGACGGTTCAGCTCACCCAAGCACGGCATCCCTACCAGTCATCATCAAAGTCTTTACTCCTGGTGATATTTTTGTTACAGACATAAATGTTGCAACAGATGGCTCTTGGAATTTTTCTGCTGAAAATCTTGGAAATGGAAATCACGAATTTATATTTAAACAATTCATTGGTGGAACACAAGTAAACAGCGCTGTTTCTTGGAACAGGTTGTTGGATGGCGGATCCCTAGAGTTTGATTGCCCAACTATCGAGATTGAAGTGGGAACAAATAGTCCAGACTTCACTGTATTCCCAACTGTTCAACACGTTGACTTAAGTGGTGTAGTAACTCCGATACCTGTTAGTGTGAAATCAACAACATACACAAGCTCAAAAGCCGAAGACGATACATTCAATGTTGTTTTTGAATATGATTTCGATGGAGTAACTTATGAACAAACAATTGATGGTGTTGTTGTCAATCTTGTTCAGCCGGCGGAACCTACTATCTCAACTGTTGGTGGAAATGCTAGTAATGTTGCGATTAGTACACCTATAGCAGATATTGTCGGTACAGCAAATCCAAACGCTACGGTTCAAGTCTGGATTGACGGCATACCAAATACACCCATTGGAACAGTAACAGCAGACGGGATAGGCGAGTGGACGATATCTTCACATGATTTTGGATTCACAATGAATCAGACAGTAATTATCAAGGCTCAACAGCAAACTGCTGGAGGATCTTTGTGGTCTAACTCATCAACTGATTTTCTCGTAAGATATGAGCAAAATGTTTTATCAGAACCAACAATAACTTCTCTTGTAGCTGATCTGACTACATTCTCCACTGGAGACTATTCGAATAAATCAAATCCATTCACAATAAATGGTACCGGTATAGCTGGCTCTGAAATTACATTAAATGGTGCAACCGCTCTTGGTGGCACAATTACTGTTGCTGGAGATGGTACTTGGACAACAACAACCAATTTGTCTCATGATGCGACTCACGATATTACAGCTCAAGCAACAAAGGCTGGGTTTACACAATCACAACAATCAACTGCTTTTCAATTGAATGTTGATAGAACTGCTCCTACTTTTGGTACCATCAATGATATAACATTGTTTCTTGGCAATGTTACCGACTCTTTGCCCACAGCAAACGATTCTTTCGACCCAAACGGAGTTACCGTTACTCCCTCTTATAGCCCAAGTTTAGCAAGCGTGGAAGGCGATTATGTGGCCACATACACGGCCACTGATAGAGCTGGGAACTCTACAACCGCCACTGATGCTAGAATAATTACAGTTACAACCGAACCTATTGTTCCAGTAATTACAAGTATTACAGCAAATAGTGATGGTACTTTTACAGTCGCTGGTACCGTTACAGGTACCTATGCCGACAACCTAACTGTTCAAGTTACTATCGGCGGTTCAGATAGTGGCTCTCCCGTTAATGTTATAGGCGAAGCGTTTACCCACAGAACGGATGCTCAATCTCCGGGAACTTATCAGTTCAATGCCAAAACAATTAATTCAGTAGGAGGAGAATCCTCCTTAATAAATCAATCATCATCAGGAACAATCGCAGTTCCAGATACAGAAAAACCAGTCATAACTCTTGTAGGGGCCGCTAGCGTATCATTCACAGAGGGAGATTCTTATGCAGACGACGGTGCAACGGCTTTGGACAACGTCGACGGAATTATTACCAATCAAATAGTCACGACAATTGTTGATGCCTCTGGGAATCCTGCTGTCTTAGATAGCACTACAGTACCTGGGATTTATACAATCAAATACAACGTTAGCGATTCTGCTATACCGACACCAAATGCCGCCGATGAAGTGACTAGAACGGTTACTGTCGAGTCAGCTTTTAGTTTCATCGAGGATCTTCAGAGTGTTATCGATAGGGCTAACAACGCCCCTGGTGATGGACGATCTATAAATACCCAGACTGGGGTTGGTGTGGTAGGTAGCAACAACCGACAAACAGGAATAAATGTGGATCTCGGTGACGACGGTCTAGTAACCTATGATTCAAATGGAGTAGCGGATGATTCAAATTGGACACTGTCCTTCTGGATCAAAAGAAATACTGCTAATGAGTCCAATGCCAACTTGAGTGGTATAAAACATTTCTTTGGAAGACATCAACTTGGAAATGCTAACGATCCTACAAATGCATTAGCTCTTGCAGGAGGCTTTACCGCCACACACTTAAATTCGTTGAATATGCGCATTGAGGGCGCTACTGCTCCTTTTCATCTGACGTCAACTAATAATTTTACTCAAGACCCCAATTTCGGAAATACCGGAATTCCAATAGTTAGTGATTATGCGAATTTCATAATAGTATCAAAAGTTAGAACAGACAACAAAGTAGATATAGAATGCTATGTAAATGGTATTGTTGCTTTCAGAGGCAACCACCTTGCAAGATTGAAAGGACTCCCAATAGGAACTCAAGTGCTTCCTGATGCAGATAATCAAAGAATTGCTTTTGGAGGCACTATTGGGTCTAGGTTTGTCGGCCCCAACCCGGGAAAATCTATAATGTGCGAAGTTGAATCAATCCAACTCGTGACGGGAATTAGTTTAAATTCAGTTGGAGCCGCAGCATTGTTCGCAGGTGGTACAACAACAACTATATCCGATGCTAATCAAACACCAACACCTCCGGAGATTACTTTGTTTGGAGATGTTTCAATGTTCCATGAATTAGGTACAACTTTTACAGATCCAGGATTTGTAGCAACCGACCAACAAGATGGAACAATCACAAATTCTGTTGTTCAAGTTATTAGAGATTCAAACAACAATGTAATTTCATCTATTGACGCGAATACACCATATGGATACTACACCATAACATATACGGTTACTGATAGTGCTGGTGCTACCGTATCAGCTACTAGAGACGTTGAAGTTAACGTCTCTGGCCTATTCCTGGAAGAGTTTGCATCCGCCCGACAAATAGGCACGGGTAATCAAAACCCATTCGTTCCAGGTATGGTAGGTTCTCCACTACCCACCATTAATCAAGGAGTGTTTTTTAAGAGTAGTGGACTTGGTGCCACAGAAGTTAATTTAAAAGACGAAGGTGTGTTTACCTTTAACAATAATGAACCTGTAAATTCGAATTTTACTTTTTCTTTTTGGGTTAGACCTGAGCAGGATATGGGTACCGGTTTTCAGAATATTATGGGAAAAGTAGCATCTGGGGCGCAAGGGGCCGCAGGGGCTTTTTCCATGGCGATAAGCAAGGACTCGAACGGAAAAGCACGATTCAAGCCAAGCTTGGGTACCAACAGCTATGGTATGGGCACAGGCAGTCAAGCGGCAAATCTGACAGCAACTTCAACACGAGATTTTGTAGCAGGCACTTGGTATCACATGGCTATTACTTATGAACTCAACTCCTCGACTCAGCTAAATGAATTCAAGGTCTATATAGATGGCACTTTAGGCAATTCTAAGTTGAACATTCCTCCTCAGCACTCACTGATCGCAGAAGCATTCGGACGGGCAAATAATGGTAATTTCAGCCATCGTTTTGGTATTGGACTGTTGACCTCGTCATCAAAAGCCATGCAGAATAATTCAACGATTTCACTTTCACTTGACTCAATTCAGTTTGGTGATAATGTTGTATTGACGGCTAATCAAATTCTAGCTATATATAACCAATCAGATCGACGAATGTCAATTGATGATGCAAGTCAGATATAAACAAATTAACAAACTAATTAATAACAAAAGGATTTAAAACAATGGCTAAAATTTCAAGAACACCATTTAATGCGTCTCGATGGATTACATCTCGTTTATCTACAGATACAACCATAACTAAGAAGTTAACAGGTAGATGTTTTTTTGTAACAGCAACTAGCACAACAAACTTAAATATCAACTTTTTAGATAGCGGATGTTATTTTAAGATAATTGCTCGAGAAAACACAGGTGGAGATATAAACATTATCTTCCCAGCCATGGAAGGAGTATTGATCGCTGATGATACTTCTACTGTTGTAATAACAAACGCTGGAGAATCTGGTCAAACAACATTGACGATACCATCGGGTGCATCCGCTGGGTCATACGTTGACTTGATTTGCGATGGACAGAAATGGTACGTAACTGGAATGGCGCACGGCGTACACTTTACTCAATCATAAAACTAGGAGAATAAAATGGGTATCAAAAAGAAAAGATTAAAATTAAAAGCTCGACGAGCAGCCGCAGCAGCAAAAGCTGCAGCTTTAAACGCAGTCGAAGAAGTGAAAAAAGAAATTGCAGAAGCAACCGAAGACATTGCAGAGATTGCAGAAGAAGTTGCTGAGAAAATTGAAGAAGTTGTCGAAGAAGCGAAAGCTACTGTCGAAGATGTAATTGAGGAGACCAAAGAAGCGGTTGAAGAAGTTAAAGAGAAAAAGACTGCTCGTAAAACAACTCGCAGAAAAACGACACGCAAATCAACAAAAAAAGAAAAATAAGTTAGTTTCATTTTAACCTCCTTTCCCTCGGACACATCGTGCTCGGGGGTTTCTTTTTTCATGAACTATTTACTACGACGGAGGGTTTCATATGTCATTTCCAGATTTAACGCCGGCCTCAACATTGTCGGCGATTACTTTACCCGAGACTTCAACTGATTCTTTAGCCGAGGTTACTTCATCTTTGGCAATCGGATATTATACCAGCGAAGCCTTTGTTTCTGGTGCTCAAGCACAGGTCGCATACACTTACAAAAGACTAGGAGGTGATGTATTAGATATTGAAATTACCGCTAAGAACGTCTACAATCACTACGAGGAAGCTGTTTTGGAGTACTCCTACATTGTGAACCTCCATCAGGCACGGAATGCCTTAGGGAGCGCCCTGGGAGGTTCTACAGGGTCTTTTGATCATGAAGGAAGACTAACAGAGGGCGAGGATGTTGCCTTAAAGTATCCCAAATTTCAATTTGATTATGCATTTAGAAACGCAGACAAATTCTCCACAGAAGCATTGGTTGGTGGAACCGAGCCGTTGTATTCCGCTTCCTTTGATATTGTTGTAGATCAGCAAGATTATGATTTGCAGCAAATTGTATCATCATCTCAAGCAGGTTCAGATTGGGATGGTATGGGTAACAAAAGAATTAAAATTAGACAAATGTATTATGTAACTCCTAGACAAATGTGGAGATTTTATGGTTACTATGGAGGTCTCAATGTTGTTGGAGATTTTCATAATTATGGTCAATATGCTGATGACTCTACATTTAATGTTATACCTGCTTGGCAAAATAAACTTCAAGCGATATCTTACGAAGACCACTTATACACAAGAACATCGCACTACTCCTATGAAATAAACGACAATAAACTGAAGCTTTATCCCATCCCCAGCTCAGTAACTGAAGATAAGTTTTGGTTTAGATTCACAGTGGAGTCCGGAAATACAGCATTTTCTACTGGGTCTTATGATTCAGGAGTTGATGGCATCAATAACATGAATACAATGCCGATGGAAAATATTCCTTTTAACAAAATCAATTCAATCGGGCAACAGTGGATTCGAAGGTTTGCTTTAGCTCTTTCGAAAGAAACACTAGGTCAAGTTAGAGGTAAATTTGGCGGGAGTGTACCTATCCCAGGAGACAACGTATCTTTGAACGCCTCAGATCTTCTTAGCCAATCGTCAACTGAGCAAGCCGCTCTCAGAGAAGAGCTTAACAAACAGCTTGATGAGATGCTTTATTCTAAATTAGCCGAAACAGATAAAGGAATGGTCGAGAACATGGATGCAATTGTTCAAAAAGTTCCTTTGAAAATTTTTGTGGGGTAAATAAATGAGCAAATGGGAAAGACCAGCACAACCACCTTCACCTTTGTTCCTCGGAGAGAAGGAAAAAAACCTAGTAAAGCAGGTAAATGATGAAATTATTGAAAGAGTTGTGGGGCAACAACTTTTATATTTTCCTATCGATCTTGAAACAACACCATACCACCCTCTTTATGGAGAAGCAATTGAGAAAAACTTTTTACATCCCGTGAGAGTGTTTGGACTAGTTACATACAATGGTGTTGAAACTGCTGATTTGGAAAATATGGCGATTGACAAGTCTACAAAAATAACAGTTAATTTTCACAAGAGAAGATTAACGGAAGATCAAAACTTATTTGTTCGAGAAGGAGATTTTGTTAGATTTGGACCAATTTATTATGAAATTGTGAAGCTAAATGAGCCAAAATTGCTGTTTGGACAACCAGAAAGTCGGTTTGAAATATCAGCTGACTGTATAAGAGCGAGAGACGGATTGTTCAATGCAGAATAATGAATTACCAGAAGTAGCATCAACACTTGAGAACATAGACACAGCAGTGTACCGCTTCGTTAATGATGAAATTGACGTTCATACAACAACAAACAAAGGCCGAGAGAAAGTAAAGGTACTTTGGCTTGGAACAGAGCGTGCTTTTCAGATCAAAAATAACAAAGAGCTTAGAGATGGCGTCGGAAAGCTAAGATTGCCTTTACTAACAGTCTCTAGATCATCTATTTCGAGAGATGACGACTTTAAAGGACCCTTCCAGTCTACCTACGGATATGAGTCAATTAATGGTCAAGATTATATCCCAGTAAAGACGATTATTAGCCAAGAAAAGACTCAAAACTTTCAAAACTCCGATTTACGAACTGAAACGGAAGGTCAAAATCTCGGAAAACCAAGCTCGAAGAAGGTTGTGTACGAAACACACTACATCCCAAAGCCAGTCTATGTTACTTGTATGTTTGAGATCAACATCAGAACTGAGTATCAGCAACAAATGAACGAGATTGTGTCAAGCTTTATACCAGAAAACAAAAACTACGTTATCATATCAAACGAAGGCTACCAATACGAGGCTTTCATACAAAATGATTATAGCATAACAAACTCAACCAACCTTGGTCAGGAAGAAAGAATGTTTACCTCCAAGGTTCAAATAAAAGTCCTAGGATACATCACAGGACCTCAAAAAAGCAACCAACCTTTCGTTCAAAAGAAGGAATCGGTTGTTGAAGTAAAAGTGTCCAGAGAAAAGGTCATTGTCGGCGATTCAAAGCCGTGGGATAAGACCGGTGAGAAATTTAGAGATTTATGACTTTGGCCTTTTATTTGACTATTTACTAGGAAAATGATATTTTAATAGGAGAAAATTAATGCCTACCAAGTTTGACTTTGTGTCTCCCGGTATTGAACTGAGAGAGATCGACCAATCACAAGTGGCCGCCGTGCCTGAAGCAGAAGGTTTGCTTCTCATCGGTACTTCAAGAAAAGGGCCCGCAATGAAACCTGTAAAGGTTAAAAGTTTGGAAAACTTCATCGATGTATTTGGTGCTCCAATGGACGGCGTTAAGCGTGGAGACCCTTGGCGAGAAGGGAATACTGGTGCGGCTTCTTATGCAGGCTACGCAGCGCAAGCTTACTTAGCTGCTGGTGTAGGTCCCGTAAAATTTATTCGCTTGGCTGGTCTTGATAATCCTGATAGTACAACTTTAGGTAAAGCTGGTTGGAAAGTCGACCACGGTCTAAGCAGCACTAAGGCAAATTGCTCTGGTGCTATTGGACTATTTGTAGCTCCAAATATTGATGATGCAGTCACTGGGTCTTTAGCTGCTATTTTCTACACAAAAGAAACTTCTCTCCAATTGAGCGGAACAGCAATGAATGGCGACATAACAGAAGGCGCCGAAATGTTGATTAAATCTCAAGGCACCAGTGGGCAATTCCAAGCACAATTAAGCTCATCTACAGATCAAACAATCGTGTTTGACTTCAACAAGAACAGCGTTAACTTTATCCGTAACGTATTCAATACTGATCCTACTTTATATGATGCAGGCTCAGCATCTTACTTCTTGGGTGAGACATTTGAGTCTCAAGTTTTAGCATTGAGTGGATCTGATACCACTGATGGTCTGGTTGCTTTCTTTGCTGGTCTAGCTAACGGAACCTCGACTGATGGTGAGTGGACCAATTTTGAAAATGAACTGACTGCCGCTAAGTCTGGTTGGTTTGTCGGACCTAAACCAACTCAAAAACGATTATTCCGACTCGCAGCATTAGATGATGGAGAGCAATTCCAAAAAGAATATTACGTTGTTGTCAAGGATCTTAGTGCGGCGAATGCTTCGAAGCAAGATGCAACATTCTCAATTGAAGTTCGTCGATATGGACAAGCCGGCTATGTTGAAAAATTCTCAAACCTAACTTTAAATGTCGACTCTCCAAACTATATCTCAAAGAAGATTGGAGATGTTCATCAATATTGGGAAGAAGGAACTGGTGGATTATCTGGTAAGATTATCACTGAGGGTGTATACCCTAATGTTTCAGATTTGATTCGCGTTGAAATTAATCCGGGTGTACAGAAATCAGACCTTCCATTTGGGTTCACAGGACCTATGACGCCTGACCCAGTCGCTATCTCTGCATCTATGCCTGATGGTGTAGTTGATTGGATTAGTGGAAAAGACCGAGTACCTGATGGTCAGTCGGATGAATTCATCTCTGGTTCCACTTCTGGTTTTACAGGATCCTTTGAGTTCCCGACTCACTTATTGACAACTCAAAACACTTACCTCGGTTCTCGCAACTATCCTGCGACTAGAGAATTTGGTCTTCGCTTCAGAGAAACCAATGGTCGAGACATGACCATCGGGGATGTTGGAGTTAAGCGCGGGAACTTCGCCAAACACTCAGTTGCTTCTACTGCATTGACCGAGTACTCTTACGTATTCTCTCTCGATGATATCGTTGCTGCCGATGCTGCTCAGTCTGCATTCTACTTCGCAACTGGTTCTTACGAAATCGCTAAAGACGCAACTGGTGCATCTCTAAGTAAAAACAGTGGCTCTGCTTACGTCATCAACACAAAGAACATCAAGCAGTTTGCTGCTCCATTCTTTGGAGGTTTCGATGGAAACAACATTCTTGTTGATAACCCATTCAACGAAGACCTTCTTGGAACTTCAACTTCATATGCGAAGCACTCATTGGACCAAGCGCTGGAAATGGTATCAGATCGAGACCTTATCCGCTACGACTTGATTTCAATGCCTGGTATCACAAACAACACATTCGTTGGAAACTTGCTCAGACAAACCGAAGAGCGTGGCGATGCGTTCGCAATCGTTGACCTTTCAGGTATTTATCAGTCTGCTGAAGACCTTGGAGCTTCTGGTGACACTAATCAAAGTATCACAACAATCATTAGTACAATTAACCTAAATGGGTTCAACACTTCTTATGGTGCGACCTACTACCCCAATGTTCGTTTGAAGGATACCTTGAGTGGAAACGATTCTGTATTGTTTGCACCCCCTTCTGTCGCTGCTCTTGGAGCAATTGCAAAGTCTGAAGCTGACTCTCAGCCATGGTTTGCTCCTGCTGGTTTCAACCGTGGTGGACTAAATCCTCTCGGTGGCTCTAAAGGGCCTACTGTCGTAGGAACGGTAGAGCACTTGACCAAAGCAGACCGCGACAAACTTTACGAAGTAAACATCAACCCAATCGCTCGATTCCCTGCTACAGGCGATACCGTAGTGTTTGGACAAAAGACACTTCAACAAGAAGCATCTGCTCTTGATCGAATCAACGTTCGTCGATTGATGAACTACCTTAAGAGAGAAATCGGAGATATCGCTGATACAATCTTGTTTGATCAAAATGTTAATGCGACTTGGAACCGATTTAAATCTCAAGCTGAAGCTGTTCTTTCACAAGTTCAAGCTGAGTATGGTGTTACAGAATACAAACTTGTTCTTGACGAGACAACAACAACCCCAGACTTGCAAGATCGCAATATTTTGTACGCAAAGGTATTTGTTAAGCCTGCCCGCGCTATCGAGTTTATCGCTGTTGACTTTGTTATCACTCAAAGTGGCGTAGAATTTTAATAGACACTAATTACAGATAAATAGGAGAATCTTAATATGTCATTTTGGACCGAAAACACAACAGAACCTAAAAGAAATTTTAGATGGCGAGTCACTCTAGGTGGTGCATTCGAAAAATCCGCATCGAGCGGTATCGTTTGGTGGGCAAAAACCGTTGATACTCCAAGCTTCACAGTTACGGATGTTACTCACTCATTCTTCGACAATGAATACAAGTTCCCCGGACGAGTTCAGTGGCAAGATGTTAACATGACTTTGGTTGATCCAATTTCTCCTAACGCTGCTCAGATGACCAATCAAATCATTTTGGACTCAGGCTATAGCATTAAAGGTACGCAAGATTTTGGAGCGAACCCAACGTCAATCACAAAGGTTGGTGCTAACAAAGCAATGGGCAATGTTCTTATTGAAATTCTCAAGGGCGACGGAAGTCCAGTTGAGACATGGACTCTTAATAATCCATTTATCACATCAGTTAAGTACTCGACTCTTGACTATACCAATGACGACATGAGAACAATCGACTTGACCCTCAAGTATGACTGGGCAAATTGCTTGCATCCTGATGATAAGTTCGGAGATCAACTGCAATTCCCTAAACCTGGTGAGCAGAAATAAGGAGTCTAAATGACCTTTTGGAACGTCAGCGGAAAAGATGCCCTTCAGCCAAAGCGCAACTATCGTTTTAGATTTAGAGACGGTGATGGTACGGCATGGTGGTGGGCAAAAACCGTTGACAAGCCATCGTTTGATATTTCCAGCAATGAGTATCAACTTATCAATCATAAGTTCAAGTATCCCGGAATCGCAACATGGAAACCGATATCGCTTACAGTTGTAGATGTTGGAGACGCCATAAACCTTATATACACTGAACTTGAAGCTCTCGGATACAAAAGTCCTTCATCAGATGTAATGACGGGCCTAGCTAAAGATCACGATGGACTATTCAATCAAGTGATCGTTGAACAACTTGAGGGCAAAGAGGGAAAGGCAATTGAAACATGGACTCTACATGGAGCCTTCATCACATCGCTTTCAATGTCGAAACTTGACTATAGTAATGATGATTTGTCTGAGATAACAATTGAAATAACTTACGATTACGCTGAGCTAACATAAACAACATACTGGAGGTATGATGGGAAGAAATTCCGACCGTCTTGGAATAGACAATAAAGCAGAGCCAGCAGAGGCTCCACCAACAATGAGTCCACTAAACTTCGTGGCTCCCACAGAAATCGTTGACCTCCCTTCAAAGGGACTAGGGTATCCAGAGGATCATCCTCTCAACGGAAAAGAATATATCGAGATCAGATACATGACGGCAAAGGACGAAGACACCTTGTCGAACCAATCTCTTCTTAAGAAAGGTATTGCACTCGAAAGAGTATTGGAAAACATCATCACAGACGCCAATATTGACCCTCTAAGCCTTCTTGTGTGTGACCGCAACGCAATAGTCATCCAAGCTCGTGCAACGGCTTACGGAGCGGATTATGACGCCGTGGTGAGTTGTCCTAAATGTGCGACAAAGAACCAAATGTCCTTTGATTTGAGGGCTCCAAAGGTTGAAGGCGGACTGGAGGAAGATGATTCTGATGTTAAGTACATTGGAGATGGTTTGTTCGAGACAAAGATGCCCGGCACAAAGTTCACGGTTAAGTTCAGGCTCGCAAATGGCGAAGACGAAAACAGAATCATGGAGATGGCGGTGTCTGGTAAAACGGTTGACTTCGGAGCTGTTGAGCAATACAAGAAGATGATCAAATCTGTTGAGGGTTTCACAGAACAAGAAGTCATTCACTCATACGTTGACAATATGATCGTCACAGATGCATCGCATTTAAAGAAGTGCCTTAAAGACTGCACGACAAGCATTAGAATTACCGAAACTCTTAAATGCAAGAATTGCTCAAACGAGCAGGAGGTCGACGTTCCTTTTGGAACGGACTTTTTTTGGCCTAACCTCTAAGTTCATGGAAGGAGTCTACGAACAATTCTTCATTCTCAAGCATTTTGGAGGGTGGTCGTTGACCGAAGCATACAGTCTTCCGATTGGCTTGAGAAGCTGGTTTGTCGAGAGGCTTAAAAAGCAGTTTGAAGAAGAAGCAAAAGAGATAAAGAAAGCCCAGAAGAAACGATGAGTCTTTTGGGTTTTTGTTTTTGGAGCTAATTAGGGAATAACGAGGGACAATACATGGCTGAACCGTCAATTGAAGAAATACTGAAAGCTATCGAGAAGGCATCGAAAGATAACCCTACTGCTTTTAAGAGACTGCAGACTGCTTTGCAGGTGAAAGTCCAAGAGGGCACGAATAGGACAAACAGAGAAGGCAACGAAAAAGAGATTGATGCAATCTTAAAAAATGAACAGTCTCGGCTAGAAGTTCTCACTCAGTCTGCTAAGCTGATGAATGATCAAGTTGAAGCTAGAAAGCAAGAAGCTGAGCTTTTGAAAACAAAATTAGAGTTAGCCCTCAGGCAAGAAATAACAGACAAAGAACATTTATCTGAATTGCTAGCTTCTGTTGAGGCCGGCGAGAAAATGACCGGATATGCAGACAAGTATAAAGATTCTACTATCGAAATAATAAAACAATACAACAAATTGGTCCCCCTCCAAGAGGAGGTCAACAAACTAAGTCACGAACACAAGAGAAATATTAGCGATATTGTTGATGGAATGGGAAGTATCGTTGGATTATCTGATAAATATTCGAAAAGTTTTGTTGGGAAAATGACGAAGACTTTTGAACTTTTTGGAAAAGGCACCGATGAATCAAAAGCAGCGATACAAGATTTTAAAGACAAATTTTCAACAATGTTCTCAGTGCAAAACATTGCGATGAACATTGGATCGGCAATTTTCAGCCAATCCATGAAGACTCTAAGAGCTTTTGATGATGCGACAGCCAACCTTGCCAAGACAACTGGTACAGTGGGCAAATTCAATGACGTCCTTTATGATGCGCAGAGAGCAGGAAACCTTCTTGGCGTATCTATGAGCGATGTTGGAAACGCAATCGCTACATTGAACTCCGGTACGACCCAATTCGCAAAACTAAACAAGCAAACCCAAAAGCAACTCGCCATCTCAACATCTCAGTTCGAGAAACTTGGAGTGTCCTCTCAAGATTCTGCTGCTTTTATGGAGAATGCATTTAAAATCATGAACATGGGTGCGACTGAGGCGATTCAAGTTCAAAAAGAACTTGCTATGGCTGGTGTCGACTTAGGTATTGGAGCAGACAAGATCGTTAAAGACTTTAACGCTGCCTCAAAAACACTTGCTGTATATGGTAAAGACTCTGTAAAGATTTTTAAAGACCTCGCGGCTCAAGCAAAGGCTGCTGGTGTTGAAGTATCAACTCTCCTTGGTATTGTTCAGAAGTTTGATACATTCTCTGGTGCAGCTGAAGGTGCTGCACACTTTAATGCCCTACTGGGTACACAGTTGTCAACAACCGAGATGCTGATGATGACTGAAGAAGAGAGAATGAAGACTTTAATAGAACAAGTCCAAGCACAAGGCGTTGCCTTCGGAGATATGGATCGTTTCACTCAAAAGGCAATCGCATCTGCTGCTGGAATTAATGATATGAACGAGGCCAACAGAATATTCTCAATGAGCCTTTCAGACTACGAAGCAAACGCCGCACAGATGGAAAACAACGCTAATGCTCAGGCAAAGTTTGATGAGGCCGTTCAAGCAACCGTCCCAACAATGAACAAATTTAAAAACCTTGCGACTGAATTAGTGACCATGGTCCAACCTGCTCTGGAGAAACTCGGCGAAATTGCAGATTATCTAACAGAAGCATTCCAAGGAATGAGCAAAGAAACGAAAGAGAATATAAGTGGAATTGCCTTGCTTCTAGCTGGACTGGCTACTTTGGCTCCAATTGTAGCTGTCGGCGGAGGCTTAGTAACTGGTCTTACTGCGATGGGTGGAGCAATTGGTGGTATTGGCGTAGGGATTGCAACAGCAATCAAAGCAATATCTGCCGCAACAACAACTGGGGTAGGCGCTGCTGTGTTAGGAGCATTGCTGCTAACTGGTGGTGGTATAGCAGTGGCCATGGCTTCGATAGCTAAAAGCAAAGCTGAGATGGCCGAGTCAAACGCCAAAATGATGAGCCAAGGATCTGCTACCATAGCATCTATAGCTGAGATAGGTCAGGCAGATTTTTCCGGAATCGCAGTCAAATTCCGAGAAGTTGTTGATGAACTCAATTCAATGAGTACAGACGTAAAAGTAACATCGATGATGCAGAACCTGTCTTTAATTAGTGCTGGGACAGCTATAGACATCACTGGGGCAAAGATAACGGGTTCGTCAACAAACATAAACACTACGGTAAGGAATATGTTTGAGGGTGCCACGATTAGTCTGAAAGCTGGTGGTAGAGAATTTGAAGGATACTTTGAAGATCTAGCAGCAAAAGTTGTGGTTAGCCAAGCTAAACAATAGGAGAAATAAATGAGCATAGATTATATAGGGAAGTACGCCGACAATACGGCAGGGGAATTGGGCATTAGTTCAGTAATAGGCAACGGCAACGATAATAAAAGGCTTGCTGTTTCTTTTTTGGCTTTTCTTACGTCATTTAATGATAGTATGACTTCAAATTGGAACGAAGAGCAAGTATATGGTAGACCAGACCCAATTGGCACATTTCAAAACACAACCAGAAAAATTTCTTTAGCTTTTGATGTCCCATCAAAAGATTTAAATGAGGCTAAAGAAAATTTAAAAAAGATCAACAAAGTCAAACAAATGATGTACCCGGCATACTCATCTTCTATTAAGCCTGCTTCTGAGGAATCGCCTGAGGTAACAACAAATGCACTATCTCTCGCAAAACCTCCTCTTGTGAGGTTGTTCTTTACGAATCTAATTCAAGATCAATCAGCGAAGAGAGGGCTGCTTGGTTGGATTGGTTCATTTTCTGCGAATCCTGTTATCGACATGGGAATGTTTCATGAAAATGGAAAACTATATCCCAAAGTGTATAATGCAACAATTGATTTTACACCACAGCATGAGTTTGATCTAGGGTTTAACACATCAGATGGTAAAGGAATTAATTCTGGATCATTCGCATCATTTCCATATGGGGGCTAACAATGTCAAGATTAAAATCAAGAAGAGTGGCGAAAAATAGAAACGAAATGTATGAGAAAATCTTTGAAGACCGTGGGATCAAAGAGGTTCAACAGTTTTCCACACCTGTTCTTAGTAATCCATCTCAAAAAGATATCGACAGAATACCAACCATTGAGCACACATGGTCAAACGGCGACCGGTTCTGGCTTCTTGCATCAAAACATATGGGGGACCAATCACTATGGTGGGTTATAGCCAAACTAAACAATCGACCAACAGAGGCTCATTGCGTGGAGGGCGAGGAGATTAAAATTCCAACAAACGTTGCAGTTGCTTTAGAGGTGTTAGCATGAGTGAAGAGGAAACAAACTTTAGATCAAAAATAAAAGAGCTTTTATCTGGTAAATACTCTCCGCAGAATATTAACAATGGGCCTTCAAATCTCATCAATCAAGATCTTTTGAATCTACTTCTCAACGAATACTTTACCGACTCTCAATTGACTCCTCAGCTAGAAAAAGCTATTGACGATTATTTAAACGGAAAAGCGCTAACTATTTTAGGTCCAAACTTTGAAGATGAGCAAGAATACAAGTTTGCCGTTAGCCACTGGATGATTAAATCTATTGAGGCCAATCTGATGGACCCTGCTAACAGGGGATTGTTTGAACTATTATTGTTGGTTCAATATTCAGATAAAATGATCAACTACATAACATACGATAAAGATGAGTTCATAATACTAAAAGTTATTAATCCCGTTCGAAATATACAAGTAGATCAGCATATAGGAAAAATTATTGGAGACGCTATAAAAAATGATAGTATGGACAATTTATTTTCTAACACCTACTTGGCCGATTTGGTTGTGGTTTACAATTACAATCAATTTAAGAGAGAAGTATCCAACAACATAGCAATAGGCTTAAGATCTGGTAGAGTTGGTGCACAAATTGAATTATCTCAGGATTTCTTGGATGGCCCATTGGCCTTTGAGAAAGATGGCGACAAAGTAAGGCTGAGCAAGACTTTTCCATCTTTAAATTCTGCAGGCGCTACTCAAGCGGCTGTGCCTCATATGCCGGTAAATAAGCTGGAAGAATTTAAAGAAGCTACCAAGTGGGATACTCGTGTAAATCAACTAAGAAGAATGGATACAAACTCTCCCGATGCATATTATACAGATGAGCAGATTTTTACTCTTGCAGACTCTTTCGAAGGAAAAGATATAACAAAAAATCCATTTCACTTTTATACTGGTGAAATATATGATTCTTGGGGAAAGGCGTTTGATTCTGACTACTGGTTAGAGGTCGGCAAATCAATAGGCGAAGTAAAAGATATGGTTGTCGGCGCTACCATGGAAACTTTCTTTGAAGGTGAAGAAAATCCAGAAGGAGATTATGATGTTTTAGCCACGAAGATTTGGAGGGGGTCTTTGATTAAAGATTTTGAAGCCGAAGATGATTCCCCAATTTTACCAGATATTGATGAAGGGAGTGTGGCTGCGCTGGTCGGCGTTCCTGTGGCAACGATTATGACCAAATATGCCGTTAATAAGGTTGCAGCAGAGAGAATGAAGACCGTTGTGCAAGCTTATAGGAAATCGAAAGGCTTCAGGGGTGTAACCCAGTTGAAAAACATTGCTAATCTTCAAAAAGCATTCAATATAGCTACGAAGGCAAAGAAAGTGTCCAGGGTAACTACTACGATTGTGAGAGCAGCTAAATTTCTTAGAGTGGTAGCTACTGGGAAAGCTGCTTTGATTGCTCTTAACTTAGCTATACTTCTTGGTTTTGGGTATGCAATCTGGAGAGCTGAGGAGACGAGTCAGACTAAGAGATTAGAAAAGTTAATGCTATCAAAATATAACGACTTTGTATACAAAGCGATCGTTGCCTTTGAAGCAGAAGAAAAAGTTGCCGATGCTTTTCGAGAAGCCGCTAACGAACTAAGTTTTTTGAACAATGTTTTGCAGATATTTGGGGTAGATAAAGAGGTAGAAAGAAGGGTGCGTCTATTCAACAGATTTTCTTTTGAACTCAATAGGGATGAACAGTTCTTAGACGATAACAATGCTCTTGATGTTATTGCAGCAATTGCTGGCTCCATCACTGCTGGTTTTGCAAACATAGATTTGCCGGAAATAACTGATCTAGACGAGGAGCAAATTCAAGACCGACAAAAATTCTATAAACAATGCGCGTTGATGATGAATATGGCCAATCTAGCGCCGGTTTATGAACAACATATTCTAGACAGACAGTCGGAACCCGCAATTGCTGATGGTCCAGATACGAGCAAGCCTTATGGTGGACGATTTTGGCGAGCAACATCAAAGAATAAAGAAAAACTAATCAACAATCTATTTTCTTCCGAGCAATCTCAAGAGTTGTTCGAAATACCAGCTCATGTAATGACGCAGCTGACTCCTCGATTTAAACTATATAAGGTTCTCAATGGTAAATCGGGAGACCTTAAGAGAACGGAGTTTGTTTTTCCAATGCAAACAGATTTAACAAGAAAAAAGAACTTTGCAAAAACACAATCTCTACGACCGGAAACAAAAGTGGAGGGAACGGTACCTTCGTTTCTAGAGGCACATTTTGATAAAGGCGATGGCGTCGGTCTTAAGAGTTTTAGTTTGGATTTTAATGGTACAAACCCTGCCGAGGCTAGGAATGATGTTAAAGGCTCAATGACTTTGTTTTTTCAAAGTTTCGCAGACTTTATTAGAGAAAGAGTTGATAAAAATAATAACAAATTCAGCTTTGTAGACTTAATTGTTCAGCCACCACCGGATGATGAAAATGGAGAAATTGTCCAAGGCATCCCTAAGCACTCCAAAAGGCAATATGACGCTTCCTTCTATAGAATCATGGTCGAAATTGGATATAATGTACCTGATAAATTGGAAGGATATAGCTCTAACCTCACTAAAGTTCAAAATGCTATTAAAAACATGAACAAATCCTTTTATCTTTGCATGATTGACCACGACTTCAAGATTAAAAACGATGGTACAGTAGAAGTAAACCTGACTTACAGGGCATATATTGAAACTGCGCTAAAAAGTTTGAGGTTCGATGCTCTAACGACACCTGAACTGGCCAAGCAAAGAGAAATTAATGAAACAAAATTAGCTGAAATGACTGAGGCTGGATGTACTGATCAGCAGCTTGAAGATTTGAAAGTAGTCATTTCTGCCCTAGAGGAACAAATAGTTAAGAACTCTCTTAATTCTATTATGAAAAGACTTCAGAAGAGAGGAAAAATATTTACATGCGAAATAAATGAGAATGACAGAAGACAATTTTTAACTAATGGTTTTTTTCGGAAATGTGAAATAATGACCGGAATTAAGCTAGACAAGCTAGCTGGCGCTAACACTGGTGACTTAGGCATTGTGCTGAATACGAGGCTGCCTGATAAGAGCACTGGTTTCAATTTCAACGACGCAGACAAGAATGATACGCTAGTCCAATTCTTTTTCTTTGGAGATTTGCTACATACAATTTTAGATACCTTGTATATCGAAGAAGGTAAAAAGCTAGCCAGAGGATTGAAAAATACAATGATAGTCCTAGGGTCGTTCTATTTTAAAGTGTTTCAAAGGGAGCAAGGTATTGGACAAACCAGCTTTAATATATCGCAGATACCAGTCTCTGTTGAATTTTTCTCTAGATGGTTTGTTGATAATGTGATCAATCAAAAATCGACAAGACGATCTTTTCCAATTTTAAATTTTATAAGATCATTGACTAATGCTCTCACTTCAAATGCGTTACTCGAGTCTTGCGTCAATAGAGAAGTTGATGATAGATTAATGTTTCAAACAACACAAGTATCATCTTATTCCCCAATTGGAGTAGATATATTGGGAACATTGATAGATAATTTTCCCGGCACTGCAATACTAGATACTGACTATTGGCGTGGAGCGACGGCTGGTAGACAGCTTCCATTGGAAGGAAGTCCCCAGGGCGATTCTAAGATTAAAAACTTTTTTCACTACATTGTATTAAATGCAAATGGGTCAACAAGGTCCCATAAGGGTACGGGAAACTATGCGGAAGATATCGGATCTGGAGTTTTTCATATGGAAATAGGCTCAAACAGAGGATTAATTAAAACTATAGGTTTCTCAAAGACAGACTTACAGTTCGTTAGGGAGGCAAGATATATGAGAAATGGAATCGATGGTTTGCAACAACTATCCTCTGTTTACACAGTATCGGTCGATATGTTTGGCAACACATTGTTTTATCCGGGCATGGATGTGTGGATTAATCCATATGGCTTTGGAGGCACAGCTCTAGGAAGCCCTACGGATGGTGAAAATGGAGCACGGTCTCTAGCTAACATACTTGGATTGGGAGGGTACCATACGATTACGGGTGTATCCACAACATTAACACCTCAGTCTTTTTCTACAACAATAAAAGCTCATCACTACTACTCTGGTGATATCAAGCCGATAGATGCTGCTAATAAAAACAGCAATGGAAAGAACAAAAGCTTGGAAGAGGGCGGTGTCAATGAAACTCAAAACAAAAATAAAGATTTTTGTGATTCAGAAATTGTGAGAATTCAGACTATCGGAAAAAATAATGGTATTGAACTTGCCTCTCTTGGTATGAAAATAGAAAGCCCTGAGCCTGAACCTGTTGCTCAAGAAAACGAACAGGCTGTACAGGCTATTCAAGAACCCATTATTGAAAGCACAAGAGAAGGTCCGGGCACTCGTGTTATCGATGGCGTTGAGGTAGAGGGTTTCTATGAGACAGACGCTGATGGTAATGATATTTTTGCATACAGTGACGGTGAGTCCAGCTATGTAATACGGCTAGGGAGTTAAAAGAAACGATGCCTAAATTCAATGGAAACAACAGTTCAAAGACAATTAAGACTGCTTTTGAAAGAGCCAATTATAAACTGAATGGATTTAATGAATCAGAGATTCAAGTCGTTGATTTCAACTTCGCCGAGAAAACATTCTATGGAAGAGTGAATCGTCAACTCGATCCCGTGATTCCAAATCAAGAATTCATACGGAACTTTCATAATCAAGACTTTCGTATTGTGAACTTTGTTGGAGACCAATTTAAAGAAATGTATGTGAGATACCAAACTGCTCTTGATCTTAGCTTGATTAATTCAGAGGACGCGAACCTATCAGAATTAAGTGTGATACGGGGCTGGGAAGATCCCGTTGGTCAATATTCTGGCTTTATGTCTCTATTTATGGACTCTTTCCTTGAGGAAATAATGATTCAAAACGAAAAGAAAATTAACTCATTCGAGTCGTTCCTTAAAGTTTTTGAAGCGCACATCCTAGATAACGACATATCTTCAAAAATCACTCTCTCAGGTTTCATGAAGTCTAGACAGTCTTCTATCTTCAATACAGGCTTAGCGTTGCAACTAGCTCCTGTCGGATTTGCAAATGATTCTGCTAAAGAGAACGCTATCCTTAACTCTCCGAACTATGCTTTCTTTATGAATATGGCCAAACAATTTGGATTTTCAGTCAATCTCCAAAATCCCAGCGTGCTGGTGTCTGACTTGGCTCATCCAACTACAACAAAATTTCGAAAAAGATATGAATTATTCACTGTCAATAGTGTATTTGAGAAGCAATATCACAGAACATATAATTTTGACTTTGATTTATTATCTAGTTATCTAATGGATACCTATAACTCATTTGTATATCTAAGACCTAATTTAAAAGAAGTATACATTTGTAACAATAAAACTAAATCAAAGATATCTAAAAGAAATAATATTGATAGTATAGATTATAATATTATATTATTATTATATATTAAAATAAGAAATATGGAAGAAATTTTTCCGTTTTCTCATTCTGAACTGAAATCAATACACAGTACCTCCGTAAGATTGTTTGATATCACACCAGAGAGAGCATTGGAATTCATCGAATCTCAGTTTCGAAGCAGATACAACACCAAGGAAGGGTCACTAACCTACTACAAAAAAAAGTTTCAAAAATAACTTGACAACCACATCTGAATATGTTATCTTATATTAACCGTCAAACTTATTATAACACATTTCGGAGGACCCTGCAAATGTTTTTTCAACTTTTAGATAATAAAATGGATTGTGCCGGCACGTACGTCGATGGACAGTTTATTTGGGAACGAATCCCTCAAGGAATATCCAAAACTTGGAGTTATTCCGATCACCTTCACGGCAGAGATATTGACTATGCTCAATTGCTAGTTGCCGGCAAGACACTCAGCCAAGTCTGTCCAGATCATTTAATGGATCGATGGACTGAAGCGAACAATCTTTTGAAGAGTCATTACACGGCGATACACAAATCAAAAATAAATATTGATGATGTATGCTTTTATGATCTGATCCCTCAGAAACATCTTCAGCATTACTTCGATGCGAAGAATGAAATTACCAAATGGGTTTTCGACAATGTCGAGAAGCCTGAACACTACGGCTTGCTGAAGAGAGCCCAAGCCGCAGTCAAAGAGTTGAAGCAACATCCAGTGAACCTCAACTCTTTCGCAGTCTACGTCAGTAGTGCTGATTGCATGAAGGCGAAACAACTTTATGATCAATTCGGCGAGACCACACCATATGTTGATTACGACATCTTTGGAACGGTCACAGGACGATTGACGACAAAGAAAGATTCATTTCCAATTTTGAATCTCAAGAAAGAATTAAAAAAGCATGTTCGACCAAATAACGACGTATTTTTGGAACTTGATTTCAATGCTGCTGAAGTTCGAACAATGCTAGCATTACAAAACCATGAACAACCAGAGGAGGATATACATGAGTGGAACATCAAAAACATTTTTAAACAAGATCTTAGCCGAGAAAAAGCTAAAGAAAAATTATTTGCTTGGCTCTATAATGACGAGTCAAACGCAATCAAATCGAGCTTCTACGATCGGGAGAGCCTTAGAGAAAGATATTATGACGGAGAAAAGGTTCAAACCCCTTTCGGCAGATCCATCGATGCTCCCTTTCGCAAGGCACTCAACTACCTATTGCAATCAAGCTCCTCGGACAACACCCTTGACCGATTTTGCAAAGTTTCTAACTTTCTTAAGTCAACGAGATCCCATGTTGCTTTCTTTGTTCATGATAGCGTTATCATCGACCTACACCAAGATGATCGGAGAATGATTCCTGACTTAGTTGAAATGTTCTCAGATACAAGGCTAGGCAAATTCAAGGTTAATTGTTCCATCGGAAAAAACTTGGGAAGCATGAGAGAATTTTCATGGTAGGAGAGCTTGTGATCCTCACAGACTGCGAGACAACTGGCTATGAAAACGGAATGATTGGAATAATTACCAAATCTGAGAGACTCGGACCACTATATACTATATATTGGGTGCTTATGCCGGATGACACGGAAGTCCCAATGTGGGATAGCGAGTTTGAGGTTATAAGTGAAGGAAGGCGACCTGATAATAGTAGTTGAATCACTCCCAGATTGGTACTGGCTTAATTGGACAACGGGGCATGTTGGAGTTATAGTCAAGAAGAGGGCGAACGTGATCAATACAAGAACTCCAATATGTGAAGTCTTTTTCTTCCACAGCGAAGAAGTCCACCCAGTCCCAGAAAACTTTATGAGAACATTGGTCGAGATAAATGAAGGAAGGTGACTTAATTATAATCACAAGAAGTCCTTGGGACACACGAGCACTGTTTGGATATAAAAATGGAGACGTTGCAATAATTCTTGAGGTGTTTCCATACCCAACTCAAATAAGTTTACCTTCACTAAGAGTTTTTATTTTTGCCTCTGAAAAAATAATCACAATACCATTAATATACGCAACAGATTTAGGAGATTAAAATGATTCTAGTTGGACTAGGAGAAGCAGGAAAGAATATTGCAGAACTTTTCAAGCCACACACCAAAAATTATAAAATAATAATTCTTGACGAAAACAACGGTATAGATAAAAAGACTTCCGTTGAACAATACGATGAAGAGCCAATCAAATTTAAACAGAGAGGGCTCAAATCTCACGATGAAGCCATTCTGTTTGTTTGTGGGAGTGGTAAGATAGCCGGAGCCTCTCTGCGCGTCCTAGAGGCCCTGAAGGACTATAGAACGACTGTTTGTTATATCGTTCCTGACCTAGAATTCGCTAGTAAGATGGAACGTCGGAGACACAGAGTACATTTTGGGGTACTACAGGAGTACACCCGCTCAGGTATGCTACATGAGATGATTATTTTGGACAATAAAACGTTGTTTGGTACCGCTGGGCATGGACCAGCATCGAACTACTACGAAAAAGTCAATTTTTTTATTTACAGTACCATTCAAAACTTGATGTACATGAAACACGTTGATCCTGTGTTTGGTAAGTTGCACGAGAAGAAAGAAATCTCAAGAATATCAACTATCGGCGTTGGATCACTTGATGCAGATGATGAAAAGTTGATGTATGACCTGCAAAACATTACAGAGTCAACTTACATGATGAATGTAGATGAGGAAGATTTGGACAATGACCAAAATCTCATTCCAACTTGTCAACAAATTGTTCGAGAAAATAAAAACAAGGAACGAGAGACCTCATTCGCTATATGGCTGACTGATACCGACAATCACCTTTATTCCATGCACTACACCCACTTCATACAGGAAGAAAATAAAAATGCTTCCGGGAGTTCCGAATGATATTTACTATAGACAGGGAGTTCGCTATGGATAGAATGAAAATTAAATCTGAAATAAATAAGTTATTGAGTATTGAAGAAGGTATCCTTCTCAAACTCGCATATGAGTCGAGTCATTGTTCCGAGGAGCAATTAAGATATGTATCTAAAAAGATTTTTGAAATAAGCGACATGATTCTCAGACTGAAGAGGGCACTACTCGAGTTTGATAATGAAAGGTGATGAAATAGAAGTCGGAGACCGACTTGGACAAATTGTTAGAATCATCTTTACCGTCTTTTCTCGAACAACGACAGTAATATTTTTTGACGGAACTAGAACAACAGTCGATCTCAACGAGTATGTTTGGGATAATGAAAAAAAAGTTTGGAAAAAATAATCATTTTACTTGACAACCCCTTTTGAATATGTTATAATAATAGTATAAAGAAAAAGGAGGGATACAATGGAAATTGTTCTTGGAACTACAATCTTTGTATTTGGCTTTACCTGGTTTTGGTATTGGCTTCATGAAAGATTTTAAAAAACTTTATAAAAATACTTGACAAGGTATCAAAACTATGTTACAATATATTAGTCAAACAACATTCTTGGAGGAATTATGACAAACACAAATACTATGACCGTATATACTGCAACTTTCACTACTCAACGTGGAGAGCAACGATTAATGAATTTCGTTCGACCATCTGAGGCACCAAAAGATGTGTTTCCAACTTACTTTCGGACTCGAAATCTGCAGCCGGGCTATGAAACTGTATGGGATATTGATCGTCAACAATTCCGAACATTCAATAATAATACCGTCATCGGATCTGTTGTTTCAAACAGCCGAAACGTAATGATTGAGTTGTTCTAAGTACCTTACGTTAGAAAGGCTTGCGCCCTGCCTGAAAAGGGCGCACTTTTTACAAAACTCAAAATTCCCAAAATTTTTTTTTGACCATTTTTTGAGATTTTTACTTGACAAACCATTTTGAATATGTTATAATATTATATAACGAAACGACTTTAATCGGGGGCGGGATGAAAAACTAGCCTGCCTACCTTAGTGATAACACACAAAAAAATAACCAACCTTAGGAGTAAATTATGGCTATTAATATAGAAGCAATGCGAGCGAAGCTCGAACAATCAAAGAACGGAAAGAAGGCATCTGGTAAGAATTCTACCATGTGGAAGCCCCAAGCTGGAGCGCAACACATTCGAATCCTCCCCACAGCAGATGGCGACCCGTTCCGTGAATTCCACTTTCACTACAATGTAGGAAAGAACCCTGGGATCTACTGTAACAAGCGAAATGATGGTGGCGAATGCCCTATCTGTGACTTCGCATCTAAACTTTGGCGAGAAGGTACTGAAACAGACGATCAAAACCTCAAGAACGAAGCTAAAAAATTATTCGCTCGAAAGCGATATTATTCACCGGTACTGGTTCGTGGAAGTGAATCGGAAGGTGTAAAAATCTGGGCTTATGGAAAGACTGCATATGAAACCTTGTTGGGCTATGTGCTTGATCCTGATTATGGAGACATCACAGACCCTCAAACTGGTACAGATATTAAGTTAACTTACACACTTGCATCTGGACCCGGCGCCTTCCCTAAAACCGCTCTACAACCTCGTCGTCGCCCATCCATTTTGTGCGATGATAGTGTTGGAAACTGCGAAGAGTTACTTGACTCTGTTCCAGTTATCGACAACCTGTTTGATGTTAAAACAGTTGATGAAGTGCGGGCTCTGCTGGATGGTTACCTGTCCTCCGACTCTTCAGCAGAAGCCTCTTCTTCAGAAACTCGAAGAGGAAAACAGCAAACAGGTCAGGATGTAGACAAAGCTTTTGCAGCGTTTATGAATGATGAATAAGTCGTAGACCTCCTGTGTTGTAGGGAACCGCCGCTCGCCCTTGGTTATAAAGGAGCGGCTTTTATTTTTTGACTTTATATGATTTATGGACAATTGGATTGTCCAAAAAATGCTTGATGGGTTTATCAAGTAGCTATTAACAACGGAGTAGTTATGAACGTAGCAAATAAAAAACAGTACACATCTGAAGTAACAGAGCAGTACAAAGAACAAACATCGGATCGCTCAATCAGATACACGATTGAAGAAAACATTGAAACGTATCCGGAGATTCTAAATGATTTTATAGAATGGAAATCAAAACAGAAAGTCTTAAGGATTATCCCCACTTTCAAATCAGTAATGCACGAAAACTTCCTATTTCCTCTTTTCGACATTCGAAATGCAGAAATCCGAGAAGACTGGGGACAAAGAAATGCTTTACTAGAAGAAGGTCGCAAGGCAAAGATTCTAAGCATGGCTAAAAACTTCGACCCTAAATTGTTTGAACCAATTAGTGTTGATTACATCGCGTCACTCGATATATTTATTATCCGAGATGGCGGAGGAAGATCGCATGCCGCAATGATGAATGGAATTTTCCATGTACCAGCAATTGTTAGATATGTATCATCAGCTGATGAAAGTAGAAACCTATTCATGACCCAAGATAAGAACTCAGCAACGATTTCAAAGTACGATAAGTTTCTTCAGGACTTGGCGGATATCAATAGTGCTAGACACAACAAAGCAGCAGATACATTTGCACTTGCTAAGTCATCTGGAATTAGTTTGCATAATAGCCACTCTAGTGTCGACACTCCATTGATTGAAGGTCTTGGAATCCTTCAAAAGATGCTTGGAAAAGATATTTCCGGCGATCCAAAGGGAACCAAGTGGGGCCACCGATCCGGTTCAAACATTGTGAAAGCGATTGATGTAATTAAAGAAGTCTTTCCGAAAATAGAAGAGATACCAGTATCAACACTGTATGCACTCACTGCTTTTATCCACATGTCTCAGAACAGAATTCCATCAGGTAATCGTGGACATGAGAGACTAGTAGAATTTATAAGTCGAGTCAAGCAATCTGATTCAAAACTATCAGACTTAAACTCATGGGTTACGGTCCTCAAGTATGATTCTTCTAATAACTACGGAACTTATGGAACAGCAGCCTTAATGAGAAAATGGAACGAAGTTTTCAAGATGGCGAACAAAGGAAAGAAGGCGAAAGGCTTCTACAAGTTTGTAACTTGGACAGACGTAGAGATTGATATCATAAGCAGAACGGTAATTCCTTTTGCTAGAGACGAGTCTCTTTACAAATAAATAAATAAACCGCAGGAAGGCACGGGTCACAGGTGCCTTATTAATTACTAATGCTATAGGAGCAAAAATGACTACACTATTAATGACCCTACTCTTCGCATGCGGAGAGAAAGAGGAGGAAACAGATACAGCAATTGAAGAGATTGAAGAAGCTGTTGAAGAAACCCCTGAAGAAGAAGCTGAAGATACAGCGGCTTCCGAGGAGGAGTAAATGACTAAGGCAGGAAAGATCGACATTAACTCGATGAAGAAATTCGTCAACAAAAAAGTTGGGCTAG